AGTTAATCAGGTGGGAGTGGGCTCCTACAGTCAACAGCAACAACAAAAGGAGCTTGGCCTATCCCCAGTTGAATGGAGCCGTGCGTATGCGCCTATTACCTCCGCGTCACTTTACTTAGACAAACCAAAGACAAGCCTATATCTCTTGATGCCCGGTGATGAGATTGTATTGGGGTTCCAGCCGTCTCTCCAGGGCGGCAATCGTGGAAATAATACAATACCTATGAACCCGAACGTTAACCCATACGGTCCTTGGAGGGATGGGGTTTATGATAGACAAGGGATACCAACTGGATCTGCTTACAATCCTGAGTGGAACTATGCTCTAGACTCCGCCCGATCTGAAAAAGTAGATTCTCGTGGTCAAGGTGGGTATCACCTTCGTCGTGGACCCAACAAGGTAATAACACGTAATGCCAAGAATGTAAGCATAAATAACGCAAATATGGAGACTGTTTATGAGCCAAGGAGTTCATTTACACTGAAGAAGTCACGAAATGCTAAGCTCGTTCTTTATGGTACTCTTCTTAGAAATAAAAAGCATCTACCACCTGATTCGACGGTCCCACCCCAGCGTACAAATGTTGTACATCAAGCTATTATGGGCGCCCCTGTAACTGACCAGTTCCAGATTGAGCCAACGTATGCTTACACAGGAAGCTATATTGCACATCATATTACGGGTAATATCCAATATACTCAGAGAAATAGATATGATATGGCACTTCCCCAATTTACGGAAGGCATTAATCTTCTAATTCGATCTCCCTTTTCGCGCCTTTCACCATCTTACGTACCGCTTGGTGGTCCCTATTCTGTATATGGAGAATATACCAGACGTGTTTATAGACCTAATGCCAGGGATAATCAAAAGACATGGTTCGGCCTTGGTCTACCTGATGCTGATGGAATCGCCGGAGATGCCGGCACTACACCATACTGGCCAAAGGCTCCTTCAACTTCGATAAGCATGGGAATTTCTGGGTCGATCCAGCGCTTTGTTCGATTGTCTGATGATAGTGAATATTACTATGATTCATTCCCTCCCAACCCATCCCGGATGTGGGATATAGACTTATTGATGTCAGGGGGTGTATCCGGGCCTCAAATCTCGGGACCCTCTCCCGAAGCCTTCGATTCGGCCCAAACGGATAAAACTCTCTCGTTTAATCTTGGTACTACATCATGGGTCTACACTTGGTCCACACCCTGGAATGGAGGCACGGAGGCGACTCCTAACGAGGAGCTCGACGAACGTCCAATGTGGCCAAACCCCTATTACTTACCATCATTTCCATTCGAGGAAAGGTATAGTACACTTAAAAGAGCAATCGTAACGACCGAAGGGCTGAATACATCTGGTTCACGAGCGTCTGTATTTGTTCCAAAAGACAACTATCAGAACGCGCTGGCTTGGAAGAGTGCATTGGCGAAATTATCAAATTCCGGTCGAACGTTCCCTACAGGCTCTCAGGCTCTCGTAACATCAATCAGAATAGCGGATGGGGTCAATGATCGTATGTTTGAGGCAATAAGCTGGGCAAAGCCCAAGGGCAACACTCAGGCATGGTCCGGCGCGAAAAAAGTTGATAATCCAGCTGGTCAGCTAAACATTGTCATGGCTTCTATATTTGGTTTCTGGAAAACAGAGTGGGGTGATCGTCCGCTTCCAACAGTCGGCCGACTGTTTCCAAACACAGACACAACACAGATTGGTTTCACCAACTGGGCTCCAAAAGCACAATTGGATCATCCATCGGGATGGAAGTACGGCCTTATTAATTTTAGAAAGCAGTCAACTTCTGCAGTGTTTAGGTATGATAGGTTCGGACAATTCAGGGATATGCTTGAGCAGAGGCAGTACTCGAGATTTTATGATACTGGAGACGAACACACTCCAGCAGGCTTGCAAGAACCGGCCGTATCATGTATTTTCGTAGACGGGGATGGGCTCCCACTTAGCGACCCCAGGGAGACGTCTTGCTTGAACGTTAGTAGCGAAATGACATCTTCTGTTCCTTACAAAGAGGGTGAAACATCACGGACCTTCCTATTTAGTAGACAGACAGTAACTATTAGTCCTCTTGTACAATCATTTACGGCCTCGCCGTTCCTTAGCTCACTGGGCTGATTCAAGAGGGTGGCGAGAGATGAATGGCCGATCAAGACAGAACAGACATAAGAAAAACTGATTTTCTTGTAATACGATCGCAACGTAATGATGACATCGTTAAGATCATCACGCCTCAAGCATTTCAAGTTGGCCTTCCTGGCGAGTCATCCGCAGATACTGAATTCGACAAGTCACTGATCGTATACGGTAATATTAACGCTTCATCATTTGTCGCTAGTAATACGTATGTTACTGCAAGCGAGTCACTCGGCGCACCCACGATTAACACACAGCTTGTGAAATCGATTGCCCTGACAGGTTCTCTGACAAACTTAGCAGATGGCTCTTCATATCTAAAAGAAGGGTCAAATATCACTATTGCCACGGGCTCAGATGGACAGATTACGATCGGCGCATCTGGATTTTCTAACAATCCGTTGACAATTGGAAATGGATTGCAATTAGACTCAGGAACTACATATGACGGTTCTGCCGCTGTAACACTGACACCGGATTTTGTTAGTAACGGAGGTGTTAACGTAATCTCATCAGCTGGAATAAGGGTCGATTTTGATAATCTGTCCAGTGTCACTCCGACAACATCTGATCTAATAATGTTTGGAGACGTAACGAGTGGGGTATCAGGTTTTCCGAGAAAATGTACTGTTGCAACGCTTCTAGCTCTTGGTGGTGGCGGCTCTGTGAGCGCATTAACGATAGGCGCACCTCTACAACTACAGTCTGGAAATAGCACGTGGGACGGTTCGACTACAGATAGGATCCTTGTTGCGACGGGTTCTGGAGGCGGATTAGAGGTCAGTAGTGATGCACTAAAAATTAAGCTAGCTGATGCTAGTTTAGATCTCGCCGTAGCTGGGATTTCAATAAACTTAGATGGTACAACGTTAAGCGTTGGTGGGAGTGGTATAAGCGTCGCAAAGGTTCCCAACGCACTTTCAGAAACAACTGGTATTGCGAATTTTTCATATGATGGTTCTGGCACAGCCACGATTGGTATCGACACAACCACAGTCCCGATGCTAGCATCTAGTAACGCTTTTGTGGGGAACAATACGTTTTCTGGTAATGATACTCACTCTGGTAATGATACCTTTACGGGTACAAACACATTTTCCGGGAACAATACATTCACAGGAACAAATACATTTGGTACAATTCTAGCAGTTCATGATGAGGTCTCCAGTGGAGTACCGTACCTTGTCGCTGGTAGCAATGTTACAATATCTTATGATACACCTACGACAGGACAAATCACGATTGCTTCCTCTCTTGGCACCGGTGGTACACTTAGTCAGGGTTCTGGTATTGGTACGTTCTCTTATGATGGAACTGGAAATGCGACAGTTGCAATAGATTCTACTAGTTTAGCACAATCGGGTGATAGAGCATCGTATGCAATTTTGTCAAATGGTGGAACTACAATCACGAAACAGCTCGTGGGAACGCTGGTCGATTTAGTTGATCGTACTGCTATAATGAATGAGGGAACAGGAATTGACATAACATTCAACGGAAATACCAACCCTGCTGAAATTGCGATCAAGATTGATAGTAATACAATCAGTACTGATGGGTCTGGAAATCTGAACGTACAGAAAGTCCCAAATTCTCTATCACAAGGGGTCGGAATCAAGGCATTTACGTTTGATGGTTCAGCGGCTCAAAATGTTATTATCGATAATTCAGTTGTGGCTTGCTTGACTGGCTCACAATTTAGTGGTGATATTGGCATAACAGGATCTTTGGAAGTTGAGAAGAATTCAATTTTTCGTGGGTGGACATCTCTTGCCGGCAAGACTACCGCGCTAAATCTATCTGGGTCTTTGACGAAACTCATAGATGGATCATCATATCTAAGGGCTGGAAACCAAATTGAGATAGTTACCCAATCAAACGGTAGCGTGTTAATATCATATACTATTGCTGGAGGTTCGCCCGGTGGAGGTAACAGCGATAAAAGGGCAGAGTATTTAGTTCTTACTCCAACGGGCTCTCTAACAGCAGAGCGGGTAATGACACCTGGGACTGGCTTAAAAGGAACCGATGGTGGCGCAGCTGGCGCATATACTCTAGATATTCTTGACTCCATTGTTGCCACACTTACAGGGTCGGTTTTTAGTGGAGCCGTAACAGCACCTGCATTTACAGGTTCTCTCCAAATGCTTAACGACGGTACAACTCGGTACATAGTTGGAACCGGATCAGTGAATGTTTCAACCTCCTCAGCCGGTCAGGTAGTGGTTAGCTCTAGTGCTGGAAAGATTTATTCTCCTGGTACCGGTATAAGGCTATCGGAAGATGTATTTTCCGTTAAAGATTCGATTGTCGCAACTCTAACCGGCTCCCAGTTTAGTGGAAATATTGGTGTTACTGGGTCTTTAGAGGTAGAGGGTAACGCGGTATTCCGGACAGGGTTAACAGGCTCCCTTCAGATGCTAAGCAATGGCTCCACGAGATATCTCATAGGCACAGGTGCAGTGAGTGTATCCACTGCGTCAAGTGGCCAAGTTATTGTTAGCGCAAGTCAAGGTCGTACCTACACAGCTGGAACAGGACTGAAACTTACTAGCGATGTATTTTCTGTTAAAGATTCGATCGTCGCGACATTAACCGGCTCTCAGTTTAGCGGAAATGTAGGCGTGACAGGAACATTGGGCGTTGAGAGTAGTGCAATATTCAAGACAGGGTTAACAGGCTCCCTTCAGATGCTTAGCGACGGTTCTACACCATATCTTATAGGGACGGGAAGTGTTAGTGTCACTACATCGTCATCTGGGCAACTGGTGATATCTTCTTCGAATACTGGAGGAGGTACCGTAAGCGTTTCCCAAGCTGGCAGTGATACCGTCTCTGGAGTCTCAAAGTTCGTATTTACTTCAAGCTTAGTGACGAATGATGGTGGCGGACAAGTTACGATTAAACCTGTCATTGGGATTGCCGAAGATGGCACTTATGGGGACGGCTTATTTACAGACTTTGCTTATGGTACGGCTATTGGAACAGCTGTAGATAGGTTCAACGAAGTTTTACTTGATCTTGCTCCATCACCCGCTCCTGCTCTCGATAATGTTGACTCAAGCGATACAGGTACAGCTGCATATCTTTCTTTCGGTTCAAGTGCAGCAGCTTCTGGATATACTGACGTTGGCTCATCAGCGGGTTACGGAATAGCAGTTGATGTAAATGGGCTATACGAAGTTGCGACAAATAGCGGCAATCTAAGGAGAGCAATTTTTACCGGTGCCACAGTAATGGATGGTACTCTAAATTCCGACGTTCCAGAAAATCGTTATGCCAATAATCAGCTCAATTATCCTCAATATTCATTTGGTGATGCAGATGTAGGTATAATACAACTTGAAGTTAACGGTACAGTTATCCATACAGCTTCTTTATCTAGCACTTCTGTGGGTAGTGGTAACCCTGGAAGCGGTACATTTATTAGTACTGGGTCTAATGGCTCTGGGTTTATCAATCTTTCTCAGACAGGATCAGCAAAACAACAGGATGGGTCTTCATTCAATACGTTCAAACATCGAACAGGTGATTGGCAGGTAGGAACTGGGGACCAACGAAATGGGTGGAATTATTCTAGGGTTACGCGCGTTGTAAACAATATTACATCTTCATTAACAAATTACGTTGAGTGGGTAAATGATTCTAATTCTAGTGCATTAGCTGCCAGCAATAACCAGATTACAGCAGTCGATGCCGGCGGCCTTAAGCAACTATCAGGAGTTTCATTCTTTAGGTCTGGTACAGCAGAGTATCGTGTTGATGTGAGCAATGCATATAAGACATGTTACGACTTAAATGCGATTACATTTACCACCACAAATCTCAGTATTGCTAATATTGCAAAGCCCACAATCAACACCGGAGCCGGCGAAAATTCTGAAAAGGTTCTTTCGTTAACAGGCTCTGCTACGATCACAGATGAGACTATGTTGAATGGGTCAGTATCGGCAGCTGTGACAGTCACTCATCCGCTGAAGGCAAATTTAACAGACGGCGGCTCAACTTCTGCTTCAGGATTTTTGCTATGGAACGTTACAGAAACAGCCACTGTAACAAATGAAACGTTTACTGGTGAGACCTATAGAGCACAAAGTGGAAGTTTCGCAAATCAGACAGATGTTACTGGGGGATCTCTTGATTGGGATAGCTCAATTCATATGTCTGGTTCGGGTGGGCATGCCAATGGCTTGCTGGTCTATAATAATAAGTTGGTTGCACCTGATGAAGGATTATTAAGTGGAGACTTTAGAAATTCCACCGATGGTGGTTCTTTGGCTTTTGCACCTTCTGGTAATCCAAATTATAGTGGTATAAATTCCGGTACAAGAACATTTTATAGAAAATTCCGGAATACGGAAGGTGCGAATAGAGATTCATATACAATAGCATTAGCTGGATCCACAAACATCACCACTGCCGGCGGAGCACTTGGCGCGAATACCATAAAGATATTTTCAAGACTTCCTGATGATGGAACCGGCACTTCAAATACGACTGGATGGTTAGACTGTTCTACTTTGTTTACTTCTGCATCTTATGTCGATGATTCTGGGTGTAGGGTATACACAAATGATACCAGCGTTCCAGCAACGCTATATTGCACTTTTGGCGTGAAGCATATCAGAAACAATGATTATCTTATGCTTAAGATTTTGGCAGATGCGTCGTGGACGGGGAATATTTCCGACATAACTGTTAACTTTGCTAATTCAGATGCAACTGATGCTTCTAACTTATCTACAATCTCATCGACTGATGACGGCGAAGACGCAAAGTTAAGCTTTGGTTCAAGCAAAGCGATTCCCGGGTTTGCCGATGTAGGTTCTGGCGCCGGTGTAGGAAGCGCAGTCAATGTTAACGCAGAATATAACGACGGAGACCCTAACGCTCGTAGGCTTGGAATATTTGCTAAAACAACAGCAATAGATGGCCCACTAAATACAAACACTTCGACCGGTGGTTTTGGCGAAGGAAATTGCGGCACGTTAAAACTTGAGGTTAATGGAAGTGAAATAGCAGCTGCAGAGATTGATTTGTCTGCCCTGGCCGGCTCAGGGTATCCAGGCTCGGGAGCCACTAGCGTAGTCAACGCAAGTGGTACAGGATTTACGAATGTATCAACCACCCAACCGCGGACCGGTTCAAATAACTTCCCCAACTTTAATTACTATTTTAGGACTGCGAAGTTCAATGTAGCTGCGGCCGATCAAAGAGACGGATGGAATTACGTTCGAGCAATCCATACTCTGGCCGGTGTTGATAGGACTACGACTTACGTTGAGTGGGTAAATGATCCGTACACAACGGCAATGTCATTCTCCAATATTGGATTTGATGATTTCGGTGGAAGCTCTATATTCTATCTTTCTGGTGTTCGATATTTTGATAATTCAGCTTCTACTGTAACTGGTAGCCTCAAGGCAGCGGTCAGTGGTTCTCATTCTAACATATACTCGAAATTGAATAATGCATTTTCTGTGACAGGAATGTCGAATGTTTCAATATCTCAAGTAATCTTTAGTGGAAGCGGGTACACTTATACAACTCACAATAGTGATAGTACGGTACCGCTGCCTGCTCTTGATACGTCTGTTTCAGAAGGTCAATCAAACGACCTTCTTGTAACAGCATCATTCGGTTGCACTCTTACGAATTCTCTTCCAGCTGATGCAGATTCTGTGACTGCGAAGTTTAGGGTTTATCATCCACAAAAGTCAAATTTATTATCGTCCGAGCAAAGTAAAAGTACATTCTTGATTTATTCTGCTAGTGATTCCTCGACTAGAAATATAACCGAGAATTTCAGCGGAGAGCTTTACAGGTTGATATCTGCTTCTTATAGCACGAAAGCCGACATAACAGATGCTGCCAATGTCTGGAATTCTCAGAATGACATGAATACCGTCTCAAACTATGATGACGGCTTGTTGATATTCGATGGGAAGTTGTATTCTCCCAAGGCACAAGGAAATTCTGGAGACTTCAGAAATGTTGCAGATGGTGGCTCATATCAGGGGCCATACGGAAATATGAATTACAGCAGTCTGACAAAAGCAACTAGAACTTATTATAGGGCTTTTAGAAATGATACAAGCTCAGATGTTGCACAAGTGATGCTCCAATTCACTGGGAGTGCTGAAATTATTCCAAGGAGCGGTGGATTTGCTTCTGGCTCTCTTGGTACAAATAATATGATTCACGTCGACGTTAAGATTCCCGGTAAGACCGCTTGGCTTGATTTAGCGAAAGCAGGTTCGGGTGCGGGTACATATAACGTCGATGGGAATGGCTGCTTAAAGGGCACCCCGGGTCAAACAATAAACGCGAATGGTGCCCAAACCCTTTGCTCTTTTCAGGGTGAAACATCAAACGGCACTGGTGGCGCTTCGGTTCCAGCCGCCGCGTCAGACTTTGTATTAATTAGAATAAACGCAGATGATGATTGGACAGGTAATCTGGACACAATCCGCGTTCAGTGGAGCACATAAAAATGGCTGGGAAGAGTCTTACTACTGCTACATTATTTGCTCAGAAAAAACTTCTGAACAAAGCGCAAACTAGTGTTCTAAAGTCTGATGCACAAGAAGTAATTGGGTCGAATATCCAGCCGGCCGCTGCAACTACATTCGGTCAGAAGATTCCAACGTCCCCTGCCCGAACTTTATATCTCATGCAGAGTGGTAGTCTTGGTGATCCGGCGACTGTCGAGTACGTACAGTTTAACATTGAATCTATAAGTGGAACAAGTTATGATGCGAATTCTGTAGATACAGGAGCTGGGCCCGAACCATCTACAACTGGACCTCACGGTTATAAATTAATATTGACTGGAAACTACGAAAGTCTTTCGCCCAATCCGAAGAAGGGTAATGGTATATTCGACAATGGGATGGACGTTTATACGACGATCGGCGGACTCCAGATTATCCCCCCTGTTTTTTCGAATGATAGCCCAAACCCATACACAATTAAATTGTATAAGGGAGATCCCACTGATCCTACACAAGAGATTCCTTTAGAGAGTGAAATCGACTGGCAGCTGGATACCTTCAACGGTATTCTGTTTGTTCAAGACTATGATTCTTCAAATGTGCCTCTTTTTGCTAGGGCATTCATATATGTGGGAGATATGATTGATGCTGTCATCACAAATACAGCTGGAGGAGATGCAGCAGCAGAATATCTTGTACTAACCCCAACAGGCTCACTTACGAATGAAAGGGCATTTACACCTGGTACAGGATTATCTGGTACTGATGGTGGAGCAGGTAATGCCTATACTGTGAAAGTACTAGACTCTGTTTTCGCTGCTCTTACTGGCTCGGTATTTTCAGGAACAGTCTCCGCTCCTGCATTGTCTGGGTCATTAACGAAGCTACAAGACGGAAGCAGTTATTTGATTGCTGGAAGCAATACGACAATAGTAACAGGTTCTTCAGGGGCCATTACAATTTCTTCGACCGGGGGTATCGATGGTTCTGGAGCAGCAAACAGAATTGCCACCTGGTCAGATTCAGATACGCTAACATCCGACGCTGACTTTACGTGGAACGGATCTCTTTTAGATGTCCAGGGTGACGTAAATCTTAACGGAACAGTGGTGGTAAACCAGAGTGGTGTCGATAAAAACTTTAGGGTAGAAACTCAAAATAAAAGTAGCGCCTTACAGGTAGACGGTGAAACAGACCAAGTGCTTCTATTTTCTGGAAGTCTTTCTGACACTTCCGGCCACGGCTCGTCAGCAGCAGACCCTGACCCAAGAGCGTTCAGTGACACTAATTTCTTTGTGTCAGGTTCTATTGATTCTCGAGACACTTCAAGAAGGGGCACCTCTGTTTTTGGTGGCGATGTTGTAGTGTCTGGAACGCTATCTGTTAATAGGGGTCAAGCAGGTGTTGGTAGCATGTTTACCATTACGTCAGATGGTAAAGTCGGTATTGGATCTGACACTCCTTCTTACAAGCTTTCTGTTGGCGGAAATATGGACGTGGGAGAATACATCTACCACAAAAATGATGCCAATACCTTTATTCGGTTTCAGCCAGATGATATAAACATTCAAGCTGGTGGTGTCGATCTTATAAGAATGACAGAATCAGGTGCCAATACACAGGTATTAATTTTGTCTGGTGGCGCCACCGCAGATCCGGATCCAGCTAGTTTTAGTGACACCAGCTTCTTTGTATCTGGAAGTATTGGTAGCATTGGAACATCATCAGGAGGTTCATCTGTTTTCGGAGGTGATGTACTTGCATCTGGTTCACTAGTTGTCAAGAACGGCATAACAGGCTCTCTAACGCAGCTTTCAGATGGGACTTCATACCTAAGAGCTGGTTCGAATATAACAATCACTTCTGGCTCAAATGGATCAGTTTCGATTGCCAGCTCAGCAGCTGGCGACAATAGATCAAAGGATGTTTATTTTATTAGTTCTGATGTCGATCCTGGCGATGCCGTTTCAGTATCATCATCAGACTTTTCCTCTGCATCTTATGATCCTGATAAAATTGACATATTTTTGAACGGTCAACTTGTACATTCTGGCTCTGTAGCACAGGTGAATGCTGGATCAAGAGACTATTATGTTAGCTCTGCAACATCCCTAAAGTTCTCTTTTAGAGTACAGATTGATGATATTCTTGACGTAATTGTCTTTTCTGCAAGTTAGGTTGTTTGCTAACAATCTCCATAGTTACATCTATAATTGCTGAAGCGTGGATTTCAATGAAAGATAATCAAAACGACCTGTATGAGACGTCAGACCTTGGTATTGCTGCATATCTCATTATCAAGGGACGGCAACTTATATTGGCAGAAAAGAGGCCCGGTAGATATTCTTTCACTTTTTTAGGGAAGGATGAGTGCCAAAAATTGGCTGTACAGTACGTTAACACTGAATTCTCTCGCTTCGACGCTGCTCTAAAAAATCTAAAAAGCGTCATAAAATAGATTTTTGCTTTATATTTAAGTGTGTTAGTCATTAGTTTCGTCAGTCGCTTTGTTTGTATGTAAAGTTTCTTAGTTTTTAACAACTATAAAACAAGGAAAATTTTTATGGCTTCTAATACACAATTAAGACTATTACAGATGACCGGTTCATTCGGTATCGGTGCTGGTCAAATTAACGATTCAACCGCACAGAAAGCGCAAACAGGCTCTATTGCCTCAGCGGATCTTGGTGAGTCGTTATCTTATATGGCAGCTGCTATCCGCCGTATTCACGGGGGTGATTGGTTCTCTAATCAGACAGCAGGTGTCTTCTCACAAACGTTAACACCAAGTACTATTGGTGGTTTCGATCTTGGTTCTACGGGCGCAGAATGGGGTGACATTTTTGTTGCCGACGGTAAGAAATTAGCTCTCGGTAGCGGTCAAGAGTCTTTCATCATTGATAAAGGTCCTGGTCTTCAAATCGGTTCATCCGAAGTAATCGATATCGGTATTGACGCAAACACGTCAGATATCAATATTGGTACTATCAACCAGGCTAAAACAATCACAATCGGTGACGATGCTTCAACGAAAGTTGATCTTAACGCCCTCGCGATTGAACTTGATTCTGCTGGAAGTATTGTTCTTAACTCTACCACGACAACCACTCTAGATTCTACTACTGGAATGTCTTTAGACGCTGGTGCTGCTTCTAACTTCACCACTTCTGCTGGCGCTTTAACGCTTGACGGTGCTGCTGGTGTGAGCATCGTTGGTAACGCTGCTGAAGTTGATGTTACGACGAGTGCTGCTCTTGATCTTAACTCTGGCGCAGGTTCATGGGATGCATCTACACTATCATTAGACGCAACTGATGATTCAAACTTCACTGTTACAACTGCAGCTAAGGATCTTACCCTTGCTGTTGCCGGCGGTGGAGCTCAGAAACTTCAGCTTGATTCTGCTGGTACAGGTACAGACGCTATCGATATCAGCGCTTCTGCTGGTGGTATCGACGTTGACGCTGCTGCTGCTGTTGACATTCTTGCTGGAACCACAATGACCATTAAGGGCGCAGGCGCTTCCATATATGGTGATGATACTGCAACCCTCGATTTCGACGGTGCAGGCGCTGTTTCTGAAACTGGCATGACTTCGTTTGTAATCACACCAGGCGGTGTTACTACACTCGGTGGTACCGGACTCGTTACGCTAGACTCTTCTGGCGCAGCAAATGACATCAATATTGGTGTCGAAGCCGCTGCTAAGGATATTGTTATCGGTAATGCTGCTTCTGCGAAAGTTGATGTTAATGCTCTTGTCATTGAGCTTGATGCTGCTAGCAAGGTTGTAGTAGATGCTGCTAGTACTGATGCTGATGCGGTAGCTGTCACGTCCTCTGGTGGTATTGATATCGGCGCTGCGGGTGGTGCTGTGGATGTTACTACATCTGCTGGGAATAACGCTATTAACGTTCTCCCACACGGTACCGGTACATTGACACTTGGTGCTGATGCTAATACCAAGGTTGACGTTAACGCTCTCGCTATTGAGCTTGATGCAGGCGCAACTGGTGTTCTTATCGACTCCCTTGGTGGTGTTGCTGTCAATGCAGATGATAACTCTAGACTTGATCTCTCTACCGCGGCGAAGGGTTGGGAAATCCGCGCAACTGGTGGCGGCACAAACAGAGTTTCATTGATCTCTAGTGGTACTGCTGCTAATTCTGTTGAGATCCTTGGTGGTGGTGGTGTTCAAATCCATGCTGATCCTGGAAAATCGATTAATGCTGGTACTGGTGGACAAGCTGAGCTTTTTGTCACTCCGCACACTACTGCTGCTGACTCTAAGATCTCCATGGTTGCTGAGAACGGTACTGCTGTCAACATAACAACACCTAACAGCAACGCTCTGTCTCTTCAGGCGCCTGCTGGTGGTTGCCACCTTAGTGGTGATGCTCTGATTTTCTCCGGCTCTGGTGTTAACGCGATTACTTTCGCTGCTGATGGATCGATGACTTCTGGTGTTGGTAACAAGGGTATTCTCTTTGCAGACCACGCTGAGTATGCCACATTCCGTGCTAACAGTGGAATGAATGCTGGTACTACAGTCATTGGTGCTATTAACACTCTTGCAAGTCAGGTTTCTGGTGCTACCGCTACGGTCTTCACCGGTTCAATCGTTGCTGATGTGGCTGCCGGCGGAAACGTTACAGTTGCTAAGCAGGCTGGTGATAATGCTAACCTGGTGACTACTTGCGGAATTCAGAAAGTACAGACGTATGTAAACGGTCAGTTACTCGTTTCATCTTCCATTGGTAAGACGAACGATTATCAAATCACAGCTAATAACACCATTCAGTTCCAATTTGGTCTGAAGATTGGTGATATGGTTATGGTTATCGACCGTTCGTGAAACTAGTATAAACTCATGAGTTTCATGGGTGTTGACCTATTTTCTGGGGGCCGTCTTTGACGGCCCCCTTTTTTATATGTTGTGAAACATTTGTATAATATTGGTGTCTAGATAAGTCAAAAGGAGTGAGATATGCAAGATAACGAGTTTGCTGATATGCTTGACAAAAAAATAGCTGATTTAGTCGAGCGTCGCCGAGAGGTGACGGATAGACTTTTGGATGGTAATTTTCATGCGCAAACCGTCGCGGAAAGTATTAACGACGCATTAGATAGACTTGAGCAATTAGCATCACAGCAAGAATTGGATATGATCGAAGAATTACTTTCTTTGCTTCAACAAGTTCCAGGCCTCGTAAAAAGCGTTTGGTCAACCACTATTGAGAATACAAGGGTTTATGACCAAGAAATTGCACGATGGAAGGAGATGAGTGCCTATTATACACAATTTACCCAAAATAAGAAAAAAGAAGAAGAGGGTAAGAAAAAAGAAGAAGAGGGTAAGAAAAAAGAAGAAGAACCCTCGACCTCTCAGCGTGAGCAAATAGCTAATGGGGATATCTCTGAGCCCACTAGAATGGATGCCATAAGAAGACAACCAGGCCAGAGACCTTCGATGCGCTTATCTCGATTTAGACAATTGTCTGCTGAAATTGATAATGAGGAAACAACCGACGCAGATGATTCAAGAGGGTAATACTTATACCCATGGCTGGCATATTAGATAAGAAAACACGCTTTATGGATTCGTTCCTTACCACGATGGGAAGGGAACAGATGGCGAAGGGTGAGCTTAATTTTGCATTCGCAATCTTTTCAGATTACGCTACATTCTATGAGTCTTCTCTAGAAGATCCAGATATAGCATCAGACGCTGTTAATCGAGTATTTTTTGAAGCTGCCAATCGACCGCAGGATCTAGTAATACCTGAATTTGATGATGATGGTGGGATTATTTACCCTGCTGGTGATTTTGATATGGTCAATGGTCAACTCAAGATCGTGACCGGTTCTTCGAACGCCAGCTTAACAGGAGAGTCTTTAATCACATCTGCCTCCGCTGCGATTAGTGACTGTATAGAGTCATTTGCTGCTATGCAGCCTTTACGGACGGAAGAGGTCCTTACTGACAGCACAGGATTTGAATTAAGCCAAAATACCGGAGAATTTTTAGTTACTACAAATCTACCTATTTCTCCTGGAGTTCCAACACAGATAAGTCTTTCTAATATTGAGAGCTTGTGGCAAGATAAGAAATTAACACATGTTCCAAATTACCAATTTAAGCCACCCGTTAACAAAATTTCTAAGAAAGAGTTACGTACTTACCCCAAGCTTCAGCAACCGGCTCCGCATACATTTACTGATCTTGAGACCGAACTTGGCGCTAATGACCCAAGCGGTGAAACAGGTGTTGGGCCGCCAATCAGCCTAACATTTCCAGCGACCAGTAATGACAATAATCTTGTATGTCAGGTATGGGAAGTTTGTAGTGGCAGTATAAATAAATTACGCATGATTGATTTTGGGGAATTTGAAGACGGAGACCCATATAGTCCTGGTAAGCATGTCTTCTTTGTTGGAAAGCTATTCACTGATGATGGTGGTGGATCAACTTTCTTAAATCTATTTACTGTGGTTTTCGATTAATGATTTTTACACTCCCAACGATGAAAGACACCATGTCATTCGAGTCTTTTCCTGCTCGTCTTGTTGCTGTCACTGGGGAAAATGGTCAACGAATGTTTTTATATGAAATAGAAATGGCCGTTGATATTGAGAAGTGCATCTATAATGATGGCTTGACTATAGACATTGATATTCTTCCGAAGAAGCCCACCCCTATACTTGATAGAAAGCCTTCGAAAGTTAGCAGTGGTAGAGCTTTTACTCGAAAAACAAAAACCATGGAGCGTGATCTAAGGAAGGAGAAAAAGCTCAGACAAGAGAAGATTATTTGTCATAAAAAAGTTGACCTAACGAAATATGTTAGTAATTCTTTGGCGAAATTAATAAAACGAAGAAAATCACAAAAGAATACCAGGCTTGCAGCTGGTAGAAAAGGGCAATTTTCTTCTGTCTCTGGAGTGACTTCTGGAAAGATGGCGTCTGTTTCATCAAATCCACTTGCGTCTTCACAAATTCTGATTGGGTCATCGCCTATTGCTTCCCCTCTAGCATCGCAGCCTGTGGCCACCACAATATCACAAAGAACTGTCATTCCGCTAAAGAGTATATCTAATTCTTTCCTTTCAGCAAAAACGGACCCTGCTCAGATAGCCAAGACCTCAGTGACACGTCTTCCATCGGCAGTTGGGGAGAAAGCACAAAGCTTTCTATTTACTCCCACATTGAAAACAGCGCCATTACCAATGTTTCGAATTTTTACCAAGAAGAAAAAAATAAAATTCAGGGTGACAATTCTTGAAAAACGGTTGAAGTCTTTAGCAACTTATTACATCCGAGCAAGGCTGAGGAATGATAAGAGGGTTAAGCTGGAAGAGATCGGAACTGTCATTCAGCACTCCAAATTGTTAAATGATTATCTTACGCCTATAAAAGAGCCTCATATCGAAGCATCTATAATAAAAGCTGGAAAGATATCTATCGGTGTTAGACAGGTAGACAATAAAGCAAAGTCTGTCCGCGTTTTTCGACGTACTGGACCTGCTGAGACCGGTGGCTCAGATGGTGGCTCTTCTTGGTCTGAGATTATTGAAACACCTCTACTTAGCACTGATGATGAGCTTCGATTCATAGATGATTTTGCAACAAGCAGAACAGTTATATATAGGGCCGTTGCCTTGGGGGAGAATATGAGGTCCGCGGAAGACTTTGGTTCTGCCGTACTACTGCCTATTAAAGAAATGAAGGTTGAGCAAACAACAGCACTATCTGCTGTCGCCACTGTTAATAATAATGGCGAGTCTGTGAGGATAACAGTTTCAGATATACCCACAGATGCAGTGTGTGTAATGCTCAGAAGGTATGATATGACTTATCACTCATACTCATCCTTCCAGTCGGGAAAATCTGCTGGATTTGAGTTTGTGGGTTCAACCCCTGAGCAACAGCAGCAATATGTTGTTGGTGATTCAGACGCCAGTGTATCGTGGGTCGATAGACGAGTAAAGCTAGGACGAGATTATCGTTATGTGCCTATCGCAATAATGAAAAGAGGTAAAGAGGTTATTGGAACTGATGCACTTATGGAGCTTCCGAATTCCACTGAAGATAACGATAAAGTTTCTCTCACGGCCCCTCGTCCAGTTACCATAGTTAAGAATCAAATTCCAGCAATTTCTTTTGAACTTAAAGCTGCGTTTACAGATTTTGGATTTGAAGAAGTAAAGTCTGCTCTTCAGACGGGTGATCAAGTTACTCTTTTCGATCAAGACCTTTTTCAAGAAAGAAGTAATTTTGCCGAATTAATAAATTTCTTGGTTGAGAGAGAAAATTTCGTGACGGGAGAAGTTGAGTCTTTTGGTGTGCATCAGCAGGGCCCTTTTGAAGATAATATTGAGACTCAAGCTGAAAAGAATGTCGCACCTCTACAGGTAGGAGTAAGATATGGGTATAGAGTGACAGCTCTTGTTAGGTCTGCTGAATCATTGTTCCCGAAGCTTGCGTCATCAACAGTTAATAGCGACACTCTTCTAAAATACAAGAGGGCAATCGGTAAATTTCGAAATCCTCTCGCTCTCCGAAGAGGTACGCTACAATCTACCTCTCGTCAAAATAATATGAATGCTCCCAGTAAAATTGAACCTGTGGATCCGTTCCTGGCCGGAAGAACTAATGTGCAAAAGAGGGTAGAGGTGAATATCCCCATTCCGTCGAAGCCTGGATTTAAGGTGATAAGTGAGAATCGTGGAGATAATCGACTAGTCAAATGGACATATTATGGGCATCTGAATCAAATTGATCATTTTCAGATTTTTGCATGTACCGACGGAGGAAGACAATTATTGGGGACTGTCCATGCAGATTCTGCGTCTGCTAATTTCATGTTTAGACATTTTACGAGAGGATATTCTACTTCTTATTTTTATGAAGTACATGCCATTAAATTAGACTATAAAGTTAAGGACCGATATCGATCTGCTGTTATCAAACCAAAACAGTATGACAAGCAATTAAAGCGTGGCTCCAGGACTTCTAAAAAGATAGTGAGATTATAAGATGCCAGACTTAATTTCGGATATGAAGCTAGATTCTCTAGTAAACGTAGAAAAAGAAGAAGTGGTATCATTAATTGAGCTTCTATTAGGCAATCAAGCCACGACGTATAATAAAGAAAAAGAGCGAGCAAGAAATACATCCACACCCGGTGTGAAAGTCAAAAGTCGAAAAGACCGCAGACGGTCGGGAAGAAGCGCAAAAACAAGAAATAAGCAAAAGTCAAAGACTGGTTCATCTGTACAAAAGATGGAACAACTACGAGTAGCGAATATTCGTCAAGAAAAAAGAAAGCAGGCCCTCTTAAAATACCAAACGCAAAAGGGACAGAAAAAGACTTCACCCACCTCAGACCAGGCTGGTGATGCGGCATCATCGAAAAGGGCTGATACTAAGAGGGCTGAGAAAGAAGCCAATTCAATAGAGATCAATCCCGCAATGCGACCAGTTATTCTTGCGTTGATAGACTTCAAGCCTGTTTTTGATTCAGAATCAAATGTGACAGCTGTCGGTAATACGATTAAGGCAAAAAGGGCTGCTCGTGCTTTAAGAGTAGAGAACCTTTTAGATATCGATACATCAGAAGAATTAATAGGAGAATTGGACTGGCTCGCTGCTCATGTTTCAAATTTGGCGGCACAACAATCTTTTCTTGATTCACTTGATGCAACCAATATAGAAATGTATGAAGAGGCATTGTCAGCATTTGAGCTTGATTCCGCGTCTGTTTCTTCGGCTTCGAATACAGAGGTTTTATATACACTGATAAGAGACTACTGCTATTCATTAACATCTTGTACGCCACGCTTACTTGAATTATCGACAAGAGAGTTCGAGGCTGGTTCTAAACTTGTGAAATGGGAAGGAGACCCGAATTATGTACGAAGGTCTTTGTCTTTCTCTACAGCCATTGGGGGGTTATACGATCGTCTACCAGAAGATAGTGAGATTGGACTCCGGCAATTATTGGCGACAATTTCTAGAGAGCTGTTGTTGTCTTATAACAAACAACAGAACAATATTGATGATGCAGATGCAGAGATATACCCTAAAGGACAAGGCAAAGCATATCAGGGATATGGTTTCTGTTCTTATCTAAACGTCTATCCAGGTACCTCAAAATTTCAACCACTTACCAAAGGAGTGTCTGAGAGCGATGCTTTTGGGACGTTTAATATGAATGGATTATTATATCCTTCCGTAGTGAATGGTCAAAAAGTTGCAGTCTATCCTTTCGAAAAATCTGAGTTAATCACATCCTCTCGTTATAAAAGCACTGACTCTGCTCCTGATGAAGTCAAAAAGATTTATGCCGCACAAGAACCAGAGGCAGGACTAGCACCTTATTCAGAGATATCTTCAAGGTGGACAGATGCTAAAACAACAATCGAGGATTTGCTAGACACAGAAATGCTTGGCCTTGATGGCTCACCAGGATCAGAGGTCTTGGAGGTGATTTGCAGAAATATAGTGCTAAAGTGTTTGGAGGCGTTACCCGAATCCTCAGCATCCTCAGCCGGTGTTTCTGATGCTTTACAAATTGCTTGGCTGTGTGCAGCTGGTAGGGATTCAGAAGCATGGCAGTGGTTATTTTTATATTTGGCGTTTTTGCAGGATCAAGTGTCGGGTGTAGCAATAACGGGAGAGCAAACAAATTTAGCTGCTCTTTCGTGGGTGGTTCGAAATGATTCAACTCTCATACAGTTGATAGGGAAACCGAGCTCCAGTACTTCAAAGACACAATTCTTTAGCGTGCCTGAATCAACAATATCTGTCACACCCAAACCAGACGATTGGTCGAACCCAACGACAATCGACCCAATGTCTGTGAAACAAAAAACAGAATTAGCTGAGGGGGAGTCATCAGAAAACTCATCTCTCCAATCATATTTTGACTTAACGTGGGAAGAGGTCTGTGAGCTGTGCGCGATGGGAATGCGCGCCAAATTATCTACAACAACCAATTCGACCGAGGACGAGTTATCAGACAAGACGACTGCGAAGGTTGATGATTTTAAAGAAGCCCTGATGGCGCTTTCCACTACATCTGACTCAATATTCTTAAGCTTACTAGAGCTATTAAATGATGCTGTGTTTTTATTCGGGAATAACTGCATTGACGATCTAGAGTTGACGAATTACAGTCAGTTTCCCGCTAATCGATTACATGGTTTCATAATTCAAGCGGCCGCGAAAACTGCATCATTTTATATCGACGACCTTACTTCAACCAGCGGCGCCATGTCGTCAGTTTTTGAAAGCTCTGCTTCTGATATTATCGCGTCTAGTGTATCCAAAGTTTCGAGTGGTGGTGGGTTGAAGATTATGGGCCCGAGAATGGCTGCATCATGGAGCTCATCAGCAGAGTCTGGTACTTCAATTGCGGGCTTAAATATGACGTTCCAATATGCTGGGGTGGCTGATCGTAAATCTGCATTGGAGACATTTCTTGACTCTGAAGAACAAGACGCCACACTTTTAGAAGAGCAGTCTTCTGCTCTATCTCGTACTTTCTCTGCATTAGATGAAAATTATGAGTTTATATCAGGCTTTATAGAGTCTTTAGACTCTTACTTTTCGAATGTAAGGGACACATTTTCTGCTATTGTTGATGTAATTGTGGCAGATATAGACGAAGAGACAGAGGGGACACAGACCCTCATTGATAGAATTAGAGAGGGGCTTCCTTTATCTACTGATATGTGTAAGATGCTTCTAAATTATATTAGGGTTTATGATTCTTCTGATTCTACTTATCAAGACATTCGCACTAGAGATAAGGCTTTAGTATGTTCTAATGTGGCATTTATGTCAAGTATCCTACAAGAAGAAGATTTTTGTGAGCCTGACAAGTTAAAGTATATGGTGGTTGGAATTCCAGCCGGTTGTCTTGACATGACAAAAGAAGATCCTGTTGATTTAGAAGAGGTTGATAGAGAGATAACAACGCCTTCAAGAAATAATTTTTCGGTGTCAATAGAAAAAGTCGACTTGACACGACCTGAGTTAGAGTATGAAGACAAAGAGTATTTATTTTCTAGAAACCTCTTTATCAATCAAATCGATGACAGCACAGAGGGTGAGATAATCGTAAACTTTGATAGTATCGATAAAGATTTCTCTGTGACAGAACAAGCAGAATCCGGACTTTCCTCTGAAACCTATAGCGATGAGCAAGTGAATAATCTTAAAAATGATTTCGCGCTTAAACTGTACTCTGATCTCTTTTTGGATTTAGACTTTTTCGAAGATGCTTATCCCAATGGCTCATCTCAGCGTAGGGATGTGCTAACTGGATCCATATCATTACCATCGCTGGATGGAGTAGATAAAGATGCAAATGCATTTTTATCAGGTAGTAATATAGCGTTTGATACAGATGATAGGAAGATCGAGGGCTTCACATTTTATTCTGAGGGCTCTGAAATGCTAAACATGGATTTGTTTAAGGACCTAGACCCCGTTGCGTTCTCTGTGTATTCTTATCTTAATTCTTATGGTACTGTTGCCAACGCGTCTGCAAAGAAAGATTCGTTAAAATATGGCACAATATTTGAGCGGGTTGTGGCGATTCCATTTGACCCTACATCATTTGAGGTTGAGATATCAACAGAAGACGAAACCTCTGCTGAGACGAATGCAAAAAATGAAAAGCTCACAGAGGCTGAAACTGAGGTAGGTATTGGATTGGAAACATCACAAGGCGTTGAGATGGCTAATTATAGGGTATATGTAACTATACCAGACACAGGAAGTGAGGAGACCACGTCAGAATGAGTGTAGAATCAATCCCAAGTCAGCCGCTTCCTATTTTTGATGTTCCTGAAATGCAGAATGTGAAAGCAGTATTTAGATATAACTTTTTCGTTGCAGATGAAACTGTTGATGAGTCTGGTAATGATGCTGTAAACGGAAACCTTTCATCTAGATTTAAGCGAAAAGGAACCGTTGACATTACGAATCTCAATTCCAGACAGCCTCGCTATGCAACATTAACCTTTGGATTGAAGGATTCAAAGAAGAGTATGCTGGCAACGAAGAACTCGTCTATAAAGTCATCAGTGGATGAAATTCAATGGGCTTTGCGGAATGGAAAGATCTTTACCGAAGATGAGGCAGCCGGTTTGAATTTTACTGCATTATGCGCTGGAAATCTTCAGTTACCCACCAATATAGAAAATCTGCTTAGAATGCGGCTTAATTCTTTGGGGACTGATGAAGCAACTCCCTTAGAGCTTTTGACAACAATTGCAGAAACCAGTAATGTCGACTCGAATTTACTCGAGAGTTTATTACCACCATCGCTAAATGAGGAGGCCGATGAGTCTTCGTATACTGATTTTTTTGGGGAGGAGTCAAGGTCTTCAACTCTCATGATGCTAAATTCGACGTATGCTCCGTATGCGCGACGAACATCAGCCCAGAGAGGAACCTCTCTGGGAATGGCCCAGATAGTAGAAGACTATATGGCTTCACTAAGAAAATCGACAGCAATTTCTGATAATCCCGCGCTATTAAGCAATGATGAATATCTTTTTGATATTCCTTATGTGGATTTAGAAGAGGTTGAAACTGAAGACTTTGTTGCAGAAGCAGATGTTGTTGGTTTTGTGATTCAAAAAAAGAGAGTATATAAGGGGGTTAGATATCCAATGCCGCCAATCATTGCTCTAGGACAACGTGTAAGAACAGTGTATGATTCACAGATTGCGTATGGTCAGACATATGAGTATACTGGATATACAATCGCCAAATTTAGGGTACCTGCTACAGATGTTGAAGGAAATACATTTATAAAGACATTTCTAGTTTCTTCGAAGCCAGCTCCGATGACTTCGATAACCGCCAAAGAAGACCGCCGCCCGGATCCACCGACCGATATTAATTTTTATTTTGAATATGACAAAGAGAATCTGGTTATTACTTGGGCACCACCAGTCAATCCTCAGCGTGATGTGAAGTATATTCAGGTTTTCCGGAGAAAGTCTATTCATGATCCGTTTACACTGATCAAGCATTTCGACTTTGATGACTCTGTGGTAAGATCCAATCCCAGAGAGCATATTGACCCAAGTGTAGATAAAGCGGTTCAGAATATGCCGACCTTTTATATAGATAGTGAATTCAATAAGACGACGACGTATATCTATGCTCTTGTAGCAGTTGATGCCCGGCAGTTAAGTTCGAAATACTCTACCCAAATAAAGGTGAGTTTTGATAAATCTAAGAATAAGATAAGAAAAGAATTTATGTCGTATGCTGGGGCCCCTAAGCAGTATCCAAATTGGTTCTTAAAGCAAAACTTCTTTGTTGATACGATGAAAGACAGCTCTCACAAAGCATGCCAGATTTACTTTAATCCAGAAGCTTATACACTTCTTAAAAATGGAAGGGAAGTAATTCCAGCTTTTTGCACTACATCTATAGACCCCTTGTCAAAGTACGTATTTCAGTTCATAAATACTGACAGGTTGCTTGACCAGAAGTTAGAAGTTACGATTGATGATTCAATTTTAGTAGAGACGCCAGTAGAGCAAAAAACTACATTAGAGCAAGATATAAGTGAGTGAATGTTTACTACGTTTTTAGAGATGTATAATTAAACCCTGAGGAGTGGAGGAAGCACATGGGCTTTTTAGACAACAGTACGAATAATATTATAGTCGATGCCGTCCTTACCGACTATGGTAGGGAATTGTTATCGAGAAATGACGGCAGTTTTTCAATAGTGAAGTTTGCTTTTGGCGACGATGAAGTTGATTATGCAACAATACAAAAGTTCGGAAGGACTGTTGGTAAGGAAAAAATAGAAAAAAATACACCGGTTTTTGAGGCTCAAACGAACCAGAATTACGCCTTGAAGAACAAATTAATAAGCCTTTCCAACCCGACGCTTGTTAAGTTACCCAGCGTAACTTTGTCAGGTGATGGTGTTACTGGTGGTGCCGTGGCTTTTAAGAGGACTGGCTCAAGTTCCCAACGAACAATCACATTTACGCAAACAGTTACAGATGAAAATACGCTAGATCCAGAATTAAGAGACCAGACGTTCTTGGTGAAACTTCCTTATCGCTTTCTGGAATTGGTGGGAACAGACAATACACCAGACTCTATTGACTCGAATGACATTGCGACATACATTGTCACAAGAGATAGTTCTACAACGGCGATCGGTGGATCTAAGTTGACCCTTAATATTAAGACACGTTCGATATCTGATAGCGTTTTTACTTATTACGGCGACGCAGACAACAAGTCTCAGATTTCAAGCACACTGCGGGTTATCGGTGTACAGTCTGGTGTTGTTTCCGAAATGACCGTGTCGATAGCGAAGTGAGGAAAGATTAGTGGCTACCTTTAAAGAAATTTCAGCAGCAGACGTTAAGACATCACGTTCTGTATTAAACCAACTTGTAGATGTTATCCAGGAAGATATATCTGGGTCTGCAACAAGAAGGACCTATCAAATGTGGGTAACGGGTGGTATCGGTCCCGGTGTTACTTCTTCATTATACCAAACAGTATATGATCAAGACTTCTCACTACAGACGGCGAACCCTATACTGGATATGACTTGTGGTCTTTGGGTTTCAGGATCAACGGTGCTTAGTTGCTCTTCTGGGCTTGATGCAAATGGAAAGATGCTATTCCCTTCAAGCTCGTTAATGATGAGAGAAAAAATAGACATTTACAAGCAGTACGCGGCCAGCTTGCTGGGGAATGCTGATGCAGCCTTCGCTACTCCTTTTGGCAGCTCAACAGCAACCGACTTGGCTGATGCTGTGGTCTTTCTTTCTTTTAAGAGGTTATTCACTCGTGATAAGATAAAGCGAGAAACTTTCGCTCTTAAGATGTATGCATCCGCTTCAGAAACGCAGTTTCCAGATTGCGGGCAGGAGCAATATCTATTACCCTCTGCACAGTCTGGCGCCGATGCTCCTGCTCTATCTATTGCCAACTCCTGGTGGGGATCCCCGAACTTAAATAAAACGTCTACTGGTTCGGTTAAAATTTATACTGACTTCGGATCCTCAGCAAACCGTCGACGTACCTTTGGTGGGGAAGTCGGAGACTTGGTTGATTCTAGTGATACGACAAAGAAGATTGGGCTTGTCTTTTATGATGCAGGCACTATCGTTCTTAACGTCGCGAGAGCAATAAACGCTGCTCAATATGCAAGTGGTACAATCGACGGTATGACAGCCACTGCTGGTGCGACGAATGCGAATGTACCTCGTGGTAAGATGGTCTTAGGTCATGGTAATGGAACAATGACCCGGTGGAGCGCTGATGATGCCAATCTAGGTAGTAAAGCTCAGTTTGTTCCCGACTTATTCACATCAGGATCGATCGATGATATTGTCAAGCATTTTGCCACTGCACGATTTAGTTCTGGATCATTAACTGCTACGACGTTCCAGAATAATACGAACATTAACTCAACGTTAATATTCTGTAGAGCAACAGCTGATGAATTCAATTATTCATCAAATCCAACGTACACTGACACCAATAACAGAATAAGAGTTATTGACGAGGGCCAGGAAGACGTTCAGCGATCCTTCAGTTTTATAACGACTGTTGGATTGTACGATGTAAACGACAACCTACTGGCTGTCGCAAAGCTTTCTAGACCGATTGAAAAGAACGATGAAAAGGATCTGACCGTCAGGGTAAGGCTGGATTTCTAGCGAGGGTACCAATGTCCCTTTTTAGGCTTGACAAAAATTACTTTGACAGTTTTAAGATACTCACCAAACCAAAGCGGAAGTTTATTTCTGGTTCTGGTGAGCTTGTCGGAGCTGTTAAGGTTTTCCCATTAGCGGCAATGGGTATGAAGGAGGTTCCAAAAGAAGCGGCTCCTGATTCGCCTCCCCTTGCAGATAGCTTGGAAGAGTATCGCCTCTCTGTTTTAGCGATATCATCTTCCGCATCAACTGCGTCTATATCATATGATGAGATAGACAAGTACATGTTACTTGTAAATTCGGCCAGCGTTTCTGCCAAGCGACAAAAAGAAGTAGAAATTCTACGCTTTGAGCCCTCATTTAAATTTACTAGTGATACTCTAAGAAAAAGGGTCATCCAAGAAGTTTTATTCCCATTTTATAGACCACAATACGGGTCAACGTGTAATTGGGCTTTCACAAATTACCACACGCTTAATTTCTTTAATACAGATGAGCCAGAAAGAACGTATTGGGAGGAACGTACTGTCCCCATGGGTCCCGCACTTGCTCGAATTCCTTCTAGCTCTGTATTGATATATCCAGCAATGTCAGCTAGCGGTAATGCTTCTGTTGATAATCAGATAAATGGCTTGACTCCATATCGACCAACCGGTTCATTTTCTTTTGAATTCTATATCAATCCCAGATATACATCATTTACTCGTGGTGGAGATTTTAAGGCTGGAACAATTTTTCATATGTCTAGCTCCTTTGCTCTATCGCTAGTTTCGGGTAGCTCACGAGACGCAAATGGTTATGTAGATGGGTATAGGCTGCTATTGCAGTTGTCTCACAGTGCAGATATTCCTCCTTCGGAGATCACATTAGAGACATCAGACTACAGCGCTGAAGCTGGACATCTGATTTATTCATCATCTAACAATTCTCTAAAGAGGAACCATTGGCACTATTGTTGTGTTCGATGGAGTCATAATGACCAGAATTCTACTGGATCATTTTTTATTGACGGTGAAAACCGTGGTGAATTTCTTATTAAAGATACGTTCTTAACTGCCAGTGGATTAACCCAATCCGGAAGCTGGTTACAAGCGACGAATCTATCATTACCTACCTCAGCTGATAGTCCAGGTGATTCTTCACGGGGTGGTACTGGCGGTAAGCGTGGCGCACCTGATGCTTTATTCGTTGGCAACTATTATACTGGTCCGAATAATGATTCTCCTGATTGGGGGGGTGCTAGTAGTGATTCATACGTAGCACAATTCTTCAATCCACAGGCTGCGTATACTGACGGTATTAAAGATTTTTATCCAACCGTCGACAGAGAATCAAACGATGCACCACCGAATCCTGAGATATATTCTTTTGATCACCCACTACAAGCTGAGCTCCATGAGTTAAAGATCTATAGCCGGTATAGAAATGATGGAGAGATTTTAACGTCCAGCGTGGAAGGAATTGAGAACCTTTATACTGCTTCATTAGATGGACTAGAATTTTACGTTCCACCATTCTTTGTAAAAGATACACGTCTTCGTGATATATTCCAGACTCCGTTTCAAACAGTAAGAGGCTCGACTGACGATCCGTTTAACGTTCCACTTTCTTTTGGCGTTGGTGGTCACTATCTCAATCTTGAGAATTTTACGAAAGAGCTTGTAAAGAACGAGTGGCCTCGCTTATACGCCCTATCAGGAAGCACCATTGATTCGAATACGGGTTGGCAAAGTTGTAATTATTTCCTGTTTTCGTCAGGAAGTGTTAGGAAGAGAAATCTTACGATTCTTCCATGTGATAACGGAAGGTTTAGCCAGAACTTTAATCTTCTTGAGCAGATGGTCACTTCCTCGAATTCTTTAAGCTTGTTTGTTGATGATCAAGGGACAAGGCGGTTAAGCTTAGTGAGCTTAAATAATCTTCTTCCAACCGGGTCGATTGGGGAAGGTCTCTTAGGCGCTGAAAAAGAGGGGTCCATTTCCGCAGCACTGGCTGGCCCTACGCCTGACGACCCCTCTATCCCTGCGGGTGCTATATTGACGATCTATAATAGGACCCGCGATCCATCTTCGAATGAAGTCTCTTTTTTCGATGCTAGCAATCTATTCTACGGTAATAAGATCGATCCCTTCACCTATTATCTTCGTGATCCTTTAGTGACTGGATCTGCTGGTAGGGTAAAGATTACATTACGGGATAATGGCCGAGGTAACCTCTATAGGTGCGACGCTACAGGCAGTCATGCAACTTGGTCGACTGTGGGTACGCTAATGTACGAGGAGGGCTTAGCAGTTGTAAAGACACCAGTTATACCGCGCTTCGGAAGAGATCGCTTTGAGGTCGATCTAACAGGTCAACAGAATATTTACAACTTGAGGATGAGTGTTCCAGCCGAAGAAGGAAACCTCGACCTATCAGTAAACCCAACTTTCCAGAGTCTTGCCCCCTCCGGCCTGACTGCAGATGCATTATCAGATTTTACTTACATAACGAATGTTAACTTTTTAGATGAAAACCTTAATGTAATACTTAAGTCTAATTTCTCTCAAGCTGTGGTGAAGAGAGTCGACGACAGGTTCGTCATAAGAGTAAAACTGGATTTTTAGTGTCTTATATCCTTGGGTTAGATATATCAACCTCTAATGTAGGTTGGTGTATCTTAGAAGAAAACACTGGTGAGTTTGTAGATGCTAGTGCGATAGTGCTTACAAAGATTCCCTGTATATTTCAAAAGGCAGAGTGTGTAAGACAACAATTGAAAAAAATAAGAGAGCATTATACTATTAAGCATATAGCGATAGAAGAGAACCTGCAAGCATTTCGTCCAGGGTTTTCTAGCGCTAAAACCATTGTAACTTTAGCGAGGTTCAACGGAATGGTAAGCTTAATGTCTTATAACGTTTTCGATATGTCTCCGTCTTTTATCAATGTTAATCACGCAAGGAAGGTTGTAGGGTTAAAGATAGATAGAAAATCTGAGACTAGTACGAAAGATCAAGTACTTGAATTCGCAAGAAGAAGAATAGCTAATTTTGAATGGCCTATGCGAACCATGAAGTCAGGACCAAGAAAGGGTCTTGTACTCTTCGCTGATAGCTGTTATGATATATCAGATGCCTATATTATAGCTTCTTCTTGTGTGCAAAATGAGTGATGATCATCTAATAAGAAAAAGGGTCAATTTGATCCAGCGTGCATTCGGTACTTCTATCCTTGATAGAGATGGTGTGAATGTTGCGGTGAGTTGTGTGAATGGGAAGTGTTCTTCTTATGGGAGTCAAACGAAGAAGAAGCTAACGCTTAGAGTCGATAATGAATTTTTCCACTGCTGGGTTTGTGGCTTGCGGGGTAAAGGGTTAGCTTATTTCTTTAAGAAGTATAAACCGAATTATTATAATACGGCATCGGGCATTTTTGAAAAAAAAGTTACAGAAAAAAAGGAAGATGAACTCCCTCCTGTAGCTTTACCTGAAAACTTCTCTTTACTTGCAACGTTAACGAACCGATCAGATCCTGATTTGAAGGCGTGTTTAAATTATCTTTATAACCGAGGGTTTTCTAACAGAGACCTCTGGTATTATCGACTCGGCGCCGTATCTTCTGGTAGATTTCGTCGAAGGATTATTATTCCATCATTCGATTCGGATGGAACTCTTAATTACTTCACTGCTCGAGCAATCGATCCTGATGTGGGTAGAAAGTACATGAACCCTCGAGTAAAGCGAAGCGAAATAATCTTTAATGAGATAAACATCGATTGGGATGATGAGCTTACGATTGTAGAGGGTCCATTCGATCTGATGAAAGCTAACCAAAACTGTACATGTTTGTTGGGCAGCTCATTAACAGAAAAACATTTTTTATTTCAGCGTATAGTAGCTAACAGAACACCAGTACTGCTTTCATTAGATCCGGATGCAAAAAAGAAAACTCAGGATATTGCAAAGCTCTTGAATTCTTTTGATGTGGGTGTAAGGGTTGCAGACGTTCGACCCTTTAGCGATGTAGGTGAAATGCCTATTGGTGAATTTGAGAAATATAGAGAGGATGCGAAGCCATGGACAGAGATGGATAGATTGAAAAGTATGATCAGTTCTATCAAGTCGGGTTCGCTAATATGAGAGGGTTGAATATTGTCTTTTAAGTGCGCGCATTTTGCGGATATACATTTTCGAGGTCTAACAAGACATGAAGAGTATAGAAAAGTTTTCAATCAGGCATACGATAAACTGCGTATATTGAAGCCTGACGTAATTTTCTTGGGTGGTGATATTGTACACTCAAAGACTCAGGGGATAAGTCCTGAGCTCATTGAAATTCTACGGTGGTGGCTGACATCTCTTGCTGAGATAGCTCCGGTTCACATTATATTAGGAAACCATGATGGGTTGATGCTTAATGAAGATCGTCTTGATGCGATTACTCCAATTGTTAAAACCTTAAATAATCCGCGTGTATTATTGATGAAAGGAACCGGCGTCTATCCAACGGGGGTCGATGGGTACAACTGGTGTACGTTCTGTTGCTTCGATGTGAAGTCTTGGCCTAATCTTACCCCTCCAAACGAAGGTGTCAATCTGGCCCTATATCATGGGCCCGTAAATGGATCATTAACTGATCAAGACTGGGAGATAAATGGGGATAGTATTAAGGCTGATTTTTTCAAGGATTACGATTTTGCATTACTTGGAGACATTCATAAGCGACAATTTTTGACAGACACTATAGCATATCCAGGATCACCAATTCAGCAGAACTACGGAGAAGATGTAGAGAAAGGGTTTTTATTTTGGGATATTAAAGATAAAAAAGATTTTAGTGTGAAGTTTATCCCGCTCCACAACCCTCATGCATTTCGTACAATATCTTGGATGGGAGACATCATTCAGACGCTTGACCAGATTCCTGAGGAATGGTCTGGTTCGAGATTTAGAATTGCGCACAAGGGAATAAATCAACTTGACTTTCGGCAGCTTCAATCTGCTCTAAAAGAAAAGTTTGACGCATTTGAAGTGGTGTCGAAGAATGAATCTTCATCGATTGTTGGCGGGGAAGTGGAGATAACCACTTCCATTGGGAAGATCAGTAGAAATGATCTTAGAAGTTTCACACAACAAGATATGTTGATGACTGACTTTGTTTCTAAACTCGAGATGGAAGATGAAGATAGAGAGCAACTACGACATCTACATAAAGATATTTTTAAGCGATGTGTCCAGCAAGTCACAAATAAATCACATCAGTGGAGGCTCAGAAAACTATCATTCGATAATACTTTTGGCTACGGCGAAGAGAACGTAATCGATTTTGATGCCCTAAGCGGCATAACAGGGATTTTTGGAAAAAATCGTTCTGGAAAATCCTCTATCCCTGGTACACTAGTGTATTCGTTATTTAACTCCACTGACCGTGGAGTTCTTAAGAACCTGCATGTGATCAATAATAGGAAAACATTTTGTCGAGCAACAACAGATTTCTCCGTTGGTGGTGAGATGTATAGAGCAGATCGACAGACAATAAAGAGGGTGAGTAGAAAAGGTTCAGTGTCAGCACCCACAAACCTGAACCTCTTTAAGATTGATGAGTCCGGGGAACCCATCGAGGATAATACGGGCGAACAAAGAAGAGAAACGGAGAAAGTACTAAGAACTCTTGTGGGTAGTGTTGATGATTTTCTAATGACGTCATTTGCATCTCAGGGTGAAATGAATGCTTTTATTAGAGAGGGCTCCACTCGACGGAAAGCCATCTTAACAAGATTTCTAGACCTGCAGATGTTTGATGACATGCTTAAGATTGCGAAGAACGAGATGTCCGAGCTTAGGGGAGAAATGAAATCGGCTCCTGATAAGAATTGGAGCATTTTAGTTGATGAGCAAAAAGATCTTCTCGAGTCTTTTATGGATGAGCGTAGTGAAGTAGAGGATGAGCTAGGTGAGCTTAAGGAGAAGAGAGATGATCTTAAGATAAAACTAGCTGCGCTTCCATCCGCTGGAAAATATACAAAAGTTCAGATTGGTGAGCAGGTCCAGAAGCTTAATACTTTAGAGGGAAAAGCAAATAATTTCAAAAAACAGATCATTACACTTTCGACAGAAAGAGATGCAGTATCTAAAAGGCTTGAAAAAATTGAAGTGATTCGAGAGCAATTCCCGATCGATGAGCTAAGGGCTCAAGCTACACTTTTGTGCGACCTCAAACAGCAATGTGAATTATCAGAAGCAAATCTAAATTTAGAATTACAAAGACTTGAGTCGAAAAAGAAGCTCCAGAAAAAGCTAAAACCGTGCTCTTGTGCTGCGCATGCTCCCAATTGTAAGTATGTAAAAGACGCAATGAAGAATGAGAATGAATTGGGGGATCAGAAGGCTGTCGTTTCGACTGCGAGAAAAGAGCTCCGAGCTATCAAGTCCAATCTTGAAAAATTACAGTCCGCTGGAATCAGCGAGAAACTAGAAAAGTATGAACAAATTCTTCAGCGTGATCAAGAGCTGAAATTAGAAAATTCAGAAATGAAACTGCAAATGAAAGAACTTGAGTCTAGTCATCAGGAGATTAAGACTTCTCTAACTGCTGGTAAAGAATTACTACGTGAAATGCGCTTACGGTCGGTGGATGATGAGAAAGATCAAGAAGTGATAAAGATGCAAGGTGATTTGTCAAGTATCGAAAACCGTATTTCCGAGTTAGATGGTAGCCGGTTATATCTTGCAGAGCAAATCAGTGTTACAAAACAGACATGTAATAATCTAAATGAAGAAAAAGATCGATTTGGTACGATCAAGTCAAGGTGGGAAACCTATAATACATTTAGCCAAGCAGTCGATAAGAAAGGGATCCCGTTAACGATCTTGTCATTACAGTTACCCCAGATTAATTCTGAGTTAACGAAGATACTTCAAGGTGTTGTGAATTTTGAGTTATCCCTTGAGGCAGATGCCGATTCGAACAATATGGATATTTTTATAGACTATGGCGACTCAAAGAGAATTATAGAATGCGGATCTGGGATGGAGAAGATGATTGCGTCTCTTGCACTTCGAGTCGCACTAATAAACATTTGTAATGCACCTCGTAGCGATGTGCTTATAATTGATGAGGGATTCGGTGCATTGGATGACAAGAATATCGAAGCTTGTTCCCGTCTTTTGATCTCACTTAAGAAGTATTTTACGAATATCCTTATTATTTCTCATGTTGACGCAGTAAAAGATATTGTGGATAACGTTTTAGATATTCAAAAGGTAGGAAAGGATGCAAGAGTCACATATTCAGGAGCATGATTTTTTCGTACCGCTTGATTGCCCTATTTGCGATTTAATGATGAGAGACATGAGGGATTCTGTACAATATTTAGAGACCAAGTGCTGTATTCAGTGCTGGATATCGCTTGTAGAACCATTGCGGAAGCTACACAAAGATAAGAGTTATTTCCCAACAGATGAAGATATTTCAAGCCACAGAGAAAAGTTGGCTCAATCTGAAATAATTAAAAACGAGGAGTTTTAGAACATGTTAACATTAGAAGAAGTAAGAGCGCTTGGCGAGGTCTTAAATACGACCTGGGGCAGATCGAGTAGCAACATGAAAGTGACCCACAGTTTAGAAGGTGATCGCTTAGATCTCCTTATGCAATCGATCGTTCACTTCGATGGCTCACGTTCACTGAACCCACAAGTTATTAGAGAGCGAGAAATTGCGAATTCAATTTTCACCGACGCGTTAAAGAAGGTCAAAGCAGACTTTAAAGATGTAACAGGCAAAACATTAACGCTTAAGGAAATGTCTCGTGATGATGATGTTGAGCTAATACAAGCAACTTCTAACAGCCCAAGAAAGATTGCATATTATCGGTGTCAATTAAGACTGCAAGTCAGTTGAGGTCTTATGCCACCTCAGAGCAAGCAAAAACAAGTTGCGGAGATTGTTAGGTGTGGTAAAGATCCCACTTATTTTATCAATCGGTATGTTCAAATTCAGCATCCAATCCGGGGAAGAATTCCGTTCCATACTTTTCCATTTCAAGATGACTGTCTAGAGCATTTTAATGACCATCGCTTCAATGTGGTCGTTAAGTCACGACAGCTGGGGCTTTCCACCTTGTCTGCAGCATATGCTGTCTGGATGGCACTTTTTAGAAAAGATAAAACCATTCTTGTTATTGCGACAAAATTAGCGGTCGCTCAGAACTTCATTAAGAAAGTTAAGATCGCTTTGTCTGGTATCCCTAAATGGATGTGGATTACAGAAATAACTGCAAAGAATACACAGGCTATAGAGTTTTCGAATGGGTCGGCAATAAAAGCTGTCCCAACATCAGATGACGCTGGACGTTCTGAGGCTTTGAGTCTACTAATAGTTGACGAGGCTGCATTCATTCGTAATTTTGATGAGCTCTGGAAAGGGCTATACCCAACTCTTTCGACTGGTGGTCGAGCGATAGTTGTGAGTACACCTAATGGAACAGGTGGGCAATATTACGACATCTACCACAATGCCGTTAACGGTGAAAATGAGTTCAATGCAATAAAGCTCCCATGGGATGTCCACCCCGAGCGTGGTGATGAGTGGTTTGAGAATGAAGCAAAGAACCTGAATAAACAGCAAATCGCTCAAGAGCTTTTATGCGACTTTCAGGCATCAGGTGAGACCTTCCTTGCGACTGAAGATATTGAGAAATTACGAATGCAGGTAAGAACACCACTGGAGAAGTGGGGTCCTGAAAACAACGTATGGGTCTGGAAATACGCATTATCAGATCATCAATATATCATTTCAGCAGACGTCGCCCGCGGAGACGGGAATGATTATTCTACATTTCATGTTATAGATACAACAGTGTCTGAAGTTGTGGTAGAGTTTAAGGGCAAAGTACCTCCAGACCAGCTAGCTTATTTGTTGGTGGAAGCTTCGAAGAGATATGCAGATGCGCTAATATGTCCTGAGAATAATACATACGGCTACGCCGTCTTGATGAAGTTAAAAGAGCTAGGGTGCAGAAACATCTACTTTAAGAAAGAAAAAGATAAGTTCAATGCGCTGTATGGTGACGGCTCTATAGGCAAAGCCGGCTTCGCTACACAAGGGAACAGTCGACCACAGATCCTTACAAAATTAGAAGAAGTGATAAGAAATGATAAGATATCTGTTTATTCTTCTAGACTTATTAGCGAGCTCAAGACGTTCATTTGGAACAACAATAAAGCTCAAGCTCAAAGAGGGAAAAATGATGATCTTGTTATGTCACTTGCAATCGGAGTTTGGCTTTATGAGGCAAAAGGAAAGAAGCAGGTTAAGAAGGTTGATATGAACGCCGCGATGTTAGCAGGGTTCGCTTTAAACAAACGCAGCGAGCCAAAGCATAAGAATATGTCACCCTTTAATCAGCAGGTTGGTATACTTACTGCAAGAGGTATGCCTGTCTCCATGGGCGAGGATCACCCCGCATTGTCGGGGTCTGCGGATTTTAAGTGGCTTCTGTAACCCTTATAATGGTTGGTGAGGAATTAGATGGCAAGTAAAGGAAATATCTTTCAACGATTAACAAAGCTTTTTCGTTCAGGACCAGTAGTTAAAAGAAGAGTTCGTCAAAATGTTCCTGGTCTTTCGACCTCTGCAGCGGAAGTCTTTAAGCGCTCTCATAATGATGTTTATAACAATACACTTAGCGCTTATGGTTCATTTGACAGGATGTCTCGCTACTCTGATTTCGCAGAGATGGAAGCTACACCTGAGATTGCTTCAGCACTAGATATCTACGCTGAAGAAACTGTAAGTCCTGATGAGCATGGAAAGGTTCTCCATATTTTTTGTGAAGATGAACTTAAGAAAGAATTACTAGAGACACTTTTTTATGACACATTGAATGTTGAGTTTAACCTCGTGATGTGGGTAAGAAATCTCTGTAAATACGGAGACTTTTTTCTTTTTAACGATGTGGACCCCAAGTTCGGTATTGTGAATGCTTATCCTATTCCAATTTCCGAAATGGAGAGAGAAGAAGGATTTGACCCTGAGAATCCAGGTGCTGTACGATTTCGGTGGATCACACAAGGAAATACTGTTTTAGAAAATTGGCAGATATCTCATTTTAGACTCTTGGGCAATGACGCATTTTTGCCGTATGGCTCATCAGTGCTTGAGTCAGCTAGAAGGATTTGGCGCCAATTAATTTTAATTGAAGATGCAATGCTGGTTTATCGTGTCATTAGAGCGCCTGAGCGTCGAGTGTTCTATATCGATGTGGGCAATGTCGCGCCTGAAGATGTTTCCGACTATCTTGAGCAAGCGACCACAACCCTTAAAAGGGCGCCAGTTGTTGATCGATCAAACGGAAAAGTTGACTTAAGGTACAACCCTCTTTCGGTTGATGAAGATTATTTCATTCCTGTTAGAGGTGGTGATTCGGGAACGAAGATTGACACTCTTGCTGGTGGCCAAAACACAGCTGCGATTGAAGACGTCGAATATATTCAGAAGAAGCTTTTTGCTGCCCTAAAAATACCTCGAGCTTATTTGGGTTATGATGAAGAGATTGGAGCAAAGGCAACTCTCGCACAGGAAGATATTCGTTTTAGCAGAACGATTCAGAGAATACAAAAGACCGTTATTGCTGAATTAAATAAAATTGCAATGATCCACCTCTACGTTCATGGGTATGATGCTGAAGATCTTATAGATTTTGAGCTAAAGCTTTCTAATCCTTCGTCTGTTGCCCAAATGCAGAAGCTCGAATTAATCTCCCAGCGTTTTGATATTGCTGGTAAGGTTCCTGAAGGTATGCTCGATCGTCGATGGGTACAGAAGAATGTACTTGGGCTTACTGATAAGGTGATAGAAGAAATTCACGAAGGTAAGATGAAGGACAAGATCGAGGATGGTGAAGTTGAAAATGCTGGTGCTGAAGAAGGCGGTGAAGAGGGCGGCGGTGGCGGTGATGAGGGTGGAGGTGGCCTATTCTCGGCAGATATTCCTGAAGATGGTCAGCTCCTGACAGCACTGCCTGCCGACGGAGACAAGATTAGACCTGATGATGATGAAGACGAAGAAGACGATATAATCGATATATCCAATCTCTCTATCAATGATCCTGATGCTCCGATAAAGGCGCAGTCTGCAGTTCAACAAAGAAGTAGGAAGTCCTCGGGAGGACCTCTGAAGACGCACATGCCAGATTTTAGATCGATGGTCACCCATAAGCGACCACAGGACTCTATGAGAAAACCATTTGGAGATGATTATCTTCGAACTCAATTTGAGGGAACAGAATGGGAAGAACAAGATAGTTATAAGAGAAACACCGGTGTACGACCGGTAATAACACCAGAACTAAGGGGTACATTCAGATCATTATCTTCAATCCTTACTCCTGAAGGCGGAGTGCTTCTATCTGAAGCGGATTTAAGTGAGGAAGACAATTTCGACCTCGATGAATACGATGCCGGAGACATAGATGAAAGTTAAACATAATAAAAAAAGAAATGTTGGCCTGATTTTTGCGCAATTATCTCAATATATTTCCGAAGCCTTAGTTGAAGGGAAGGTTAAGAAAGCAAAGAAAGCAATTGACATTCTTCAGAAACACTTCATACCCGGGAGCGAGCTGTTCAAAGAGTTTCGATTATTTCGCGCTATGATGATCACTGAAGTCCCCTCACCTGCATTAGCAAGCTCCATTATCACTGAGGCAAAAACAGCGGCTAGAAATCTAGATATTAAGGTTTTAACGCAACAAAAGTCTTCCTTAATTAAAGACATCAATTACGTATTGGGAGAGAGTTCCTTTTATAATAGGCGTGTTGAAGACTATAAGGAGTTTGCCACCGTGCAAACTCTTCTTTCTCAATGGAGGTCACCTACACCTGACATTGTTGTGGCCAGTCGCTTTGAGGGAGAATTACATTCATACCTTTTGAAAGAAAAGAACAACAGGGACCTTGCGGATCTTAAGACGCCTCAAGCGAATCGTCTTGTTGTGGAGATTATGCATAAGAAAATAGAAGAAAAATTTGGCTCTTCCTTTTCGCAAGATCAAATCGATCTTTTGAGAGAGTATGTTTTTTCAGAGAATGATAGCGACGCCTTTCGATCTAAGTTGGCTTCAATTAAAAATAGCACTCTTAATTCTCTTAGTGAGTATTCCTTAATGTGTGAAAACAAAATATTAACGAATCAACTTGACGAAGTTAAAGGCGCGGTTCAAACCCTCGATGTAGAGAAATTTGACGATGATTCTATATCAAAATATTTAACATTAATGAAGCTTACTGAAGAGCTTACCACAGGAGATGAGTCAAATGGCAGACCTTAAGTTATTGACAGAGTGGACTCCCTGGAATTATTCGAAAGAAATGATTGAAGAATCAAAGGCCCAGAACGGTGGGAAGCTTCTTATGAAGGGAGTCCTACAGAAATCTGATACCTTAAATCAAAATGGCAGAGTATATCCAAGAGCTATTCTCGAAAGAGAAATAAGAAATTATCAGAAGTTTATTGCAGAGAACCGGGCCCTCGGTGAGTGTGATCATCCCGACAGTTCTGTAGTTGAGCTTAAAAATGCATCTCATATTGTTAGAGAAGCGTACATGGATGGCGATGTTTGTTATGGTATCGTTGAGCTATTAGACACACCTTCAGGAAAGATTTTACAAAGTCTTGTGGAGTCTGGCGTGACGTTAGGCATTTCATCTAGAGGGGTGGGATCTACAAAAAGGCAGGGTGATACAGATGTTGTTCAAGATGATTTCCAGCTTATTTGCTGGGACTTTGTTTCAGAGCCCTCCACCCCCGGTGCATTTATGATGCGTGAAGGTAGAATTCGAGAGGGAGATCTTAACAAGGTTTTCAATAAGACAGACAGAATCCACAGATTATTCAACGAAGTATTAGATTGGGAAGGAGAGCAAGATGAGTAACACATGGCCTCGACCCGGCCTTGGTATGGTCGGCGAGTATCAGCGTAGCGGGTTACCGTTCGTCACCTCTTCAAATGGTGCTGAATTAACGAATTCTGGTGGAGAAGTAGTACAGATTAGTTTCCCAAGAGTAACTAGATGGTTCGAAGTTAGGGGATTAGATGCCAGTAACGCTTCTGCAGAAATTAGAATTGGATTTACTGAAAATGGAGTTCAAGGTGGGGGTGCCGTCACTGGCTCCATCCCCACTGGAGACTTTGATGAGATAACAGGTTTGCAGAAGTGGGTCAAAGTCGAGCCCCTTCCAAGTGCAGAAGCTCAGAAGGGTACTCATGCGAATTATTTCGTTATACCGAGTTCAGAAACTTCTGAAGCGCCAGCAATGCGATATGAATTAATGTGCACCGACATCTTCTTGACAATGCACTCTGCTCATGACAGTGGGTTTTGTGTTATTGCCGGCTTAACAGATATTCCAAGAAGTGCTTTGAACCTTACAGGTTCTAACGGATACCAAGGTATAGGATAATGGCAAAGATCTCTCGTGATATGTTGAAAGCTGTGGTAAAGGAATGTCTTTTTGAGATTCTTTTAGAGTCGACAGGTGATTCTCGTGAGTCATTGGTGGAATCTCGTCGTCCAGCTCCCAAACGTAAGAGTTCTAGAGCGAGAACGTCTCGCCCTGCTCTTGATTCAATATCTTTTAATAAGAAACCATCTAAACCAGAAGTCAGACCGGTCGACGTGAGCGGCATTACATCTGATCCTGTGATGGCATCTATCTTTCAAGACACAGCAGCTACGACCTTGGTAGAGCAAGCAGCTGCTGAGCGTGGAAAACCGGGTCAGGTCACAGGCCCTGGAATTTCTCTTGACGGTGGTTCTAGTGACAGTCCCCTTAGCGAAGCTTCAAAAAATTGGGCTTATCTCGCTTTTCATGATAAATCTGAGTAAAGAAGCACCTCGTTCGAAATACATAGAAATAGTCTGGAGGAAATCATAATGGCTAAAAAAATCAAATTGACACCCACTCTTTTAAGAAAGCTCGTCATGGAAGAAAAAAAGAAGATCCAAGAGTCGCTAGAGCAAGGCGAAGAGAGTGTTGAAAAAGTAGATGCAGAAGAAGTAGATGCAGGTGAGTACGCTGATTCTCTCGAAAAAGATATCGACCATATTGCTGCATTAAAAATTCAAGAGCGTATACTTAAGAGAAAATACGTTAAAGTACAAGAAGCGAAGAAGCGACTTGTTCGAAGAGTTAAAAAGAGTCGATAATCTTACTAATATTATAGGAGTAAATAAATGCCCACACATACACAAACAATCGTAGAGACGCTGCCAACAGAAAATGGACAGGGCTCAACTAGCACGGCAACTGTACAAGCTTGTTTCCCCGCGTCACCAATGTATACAGGTGATATAACGGATGATGAGAGAAAAGCTATATTTCAAGAGCTTGTTTTGGATGGCGTTGTAAATGATGGCGGGCACACCTTTGGCGAGTTCAATCGTGACTATGTCGATGCTCCTAATATTGCTGACGTTGAGTGGGGTGGTGGTGGATTACCTGGTAGTCCCTATGCTCCAAACCCAGTATCTCCCGGTCCAGGAAGCATAAATGCTTCAGAGCAGGCCGATCCTCCAGAAGGGTGGTGTCAAACCCCGCCCGAGCAATGGGGTACAGGTGTAGGGTCCCAACTTCAACCCAGTGAAGCTTCCGCCCAGCAATCGGGTGGAACACTTGGTGACTATGTTATGGGTAAGGCCTGGGGTACTAGTTCTTAATGGGCGTAACGCCAAGTAATCCAGATAGTCCGATAAGCATCGGCCGTAGAAGAGGTAGCAATCTAGATTATAGAGATGACCTCGGCTACGGCCGAGTTTCTTCTAAGTTCCATGACCCACGGACGAAGGGTTCTGTTTATCCCTATGTTGAAGAAGATGAATACGACGAAGAGATAGACTTGGGACTGGAAATCGATATATTGGATAAAATCTTAAACAAGTTTACAACGCCTTATAAAAGCGATGATTCGCTGATTGGTAGATCAGCTGATCACAATGCTAAGGTTGACGGTAATAAACCACTAGCTCCGATTCAGCAAGAGATTGCTACTGCTAGCGGGATGGTACCTTTTCCAACTATGTATAAAAAAAGAATACAGGTCGGCGGCGGAGTCGCCGGTGGCGGACAAAAATATGTTCGGGGTTCCGATAGGGTGAAAACCGGAACTTGGGATGGTTATTCGCATGCTCCAGAAGAACTCGGCGGCCCCGAGGGAGTTAATATTACTTTCGACGAATATATTAACGATGAAGAAGATGCGAATATTGTAAAGCTACGAAAAGTAGTTCGAGGAATACTTGACCAACAAGAAGAAGCGTAGAAATTACAAATATAGGAAATCTCGTTTCGTCCGCAATACTTAACTGTAAGTGCACACAACATAGGTGGATTCATGTCGACAAATCTTTATAAAGAGGCGATCGCCGAAGCGCAGCAATTAAAGCTGCTAGCGGAGCAAAACGCTAAAAATAAAATTATAGAGGCACTCACCCCTCGCATTCAAGCGATGGTGGAGTCCCAATTGTTATCAGAGCAGGAAGAAATCCAGCTGGTCGACATTGAAGGACCGATAGCTGATGTGGTTCCTGATGAATTAGTAGACGAGGAAGAGGGAGAGATCGAATCTTCCATTCATATCGATAATGCCGATGGTGTTGTCAACCTTACTGTCTCTGAAACATTCCAAAAGAATTTGGGAAATTTAAAGTCCCAATACACAAACTCTAGGTCTTCCGATCAAAATAAGCTAGCCGAAAGAATTGCAAGGCTTCGTAGGAAGGTTAGGAGAATGGATGCATTGCTGTCCGGAATAAACGCAACTGCATTATCCGAACAGCAAAAGTCTGTAATTAAAAAGTCATACCAAAAATTATTGGCGGAAGCCGTAACTTTGCGCTCAGAGGCAATAGTTAGTTCTAGTAACAAGAGTCAAGGCAACCGTCTAGCAATATTCGAAACATTAAAGGAGATGAATATAATGACTAACAAACGCAGCCGCGCCATCTTCAACCAACTTTTTGAAGCTGGACTCGGCGAATTAGATGAAATGGAATTGGTCCTCAGTGATGAGGATCTCGAAGCTCTTGGTGTCGAAGACGCTGAAGAAGCGGATGTCGATGCTCTTGATTTAGAGCTTGTCGCTGATGTCGGTGAGGAAGAAGCCGGTGAAGAGGAAGAAGCCGAAGGTGAGGAAGAAGAAGCTGCCGGTGAAGAAGAAGAAGCCGAAGGTGAGGAAGAGGTCGCCCTTGATCTTGGAGAGGTTTTTGAAATTGATCCTCGCATGTTGAAGATGGAGCTTCGTAAGCTTCGTAGAATGCGTGAAGCTACTGAGGGAAGTGTTGAAGCTTCCGATATGGCTGACCAGTTTGGTGGTGGTGAGATTGAAGATGAGTCTTTCATCGATGTTGATGAAGATGATCTCTTGAACGCTCTCGCTGATGAGCTTGGTGATCCTGGTGTTCCTACCCCAACTGTAGAGTCTCGCCGTCGTCGTGCTAGAGCAAGAAGCCGTAGAAGAATGGCTGAGAGACGCTCCACCCGCCGCAGCGCAACCCGCCGCAACACAACATCTCAAGTCCGCGAGAATCGTGCTCTTAAGCAGCAGCTCGCAGAAATGAATCTTTTTAACGCAAAACTGCTTTATGTGAATAAACTGATGCAAAATCGTAATGTAAGTTCAAAGCAGCAGCGTGCCATAGTCGAGGCTCTTGATAATGCCAAGACAATCCGTGAAGCAAAGCTCGTATACGAAAGTATTACTCGTTCGCTTAACAACAAGAAGTCCCTCAGTGAGGGCAAGAGAAGAGTTCTTGGATCTTCTAGTAAGCCGACTCGCAGAGGCTCAGCCGCTGTAAATGAGAATGGCCAGACTGATCGATGGGCAAAACTCGCTGGTATTAAAAACAAATAGACGCTAAATCTTTAAAGGAGAAAAAAGAAAATGTCGAAAAAGTTCACACTTGACACACTGACCGAAGGAATTCGTCAGCGTCACCAAGGCGAATCTAACAAGCGCCTTACAGAAAAGTGGGCTCGGACTGGTCTTCTTAGAGGTCTCGAGAGCGTCCATCGTGAAAACATGGCAACGCTGCTCGAGAACCAAGCTGGACAGATCCTTCGTGAGCAAAACACCCTTGGTGGTGGTGGGCTCCAGCCTTCTGCGGCTTCCGGAGATATCCGGGGCTTTACTAACATCGCTTTCCCAATCGTTCGCCGAGTCTTCGGTGGTCTGGTTGCTAACGAGTTAGTTTCAATCCAACCTATGAGCCTTCCTTCTGGACTGCTCTTCTATCTTGACTACACCTACGGTACAAACGTCGGCGGTGAAAATGATGGTATCGGTTCTGCAAGCAAGAACACATACGATGCTGGACAGTCAATTTATAATAACCCTGCTGGTATGGGTGTTCGTTCCGGGTCTCTCGGTACCGGTGGTCAGTATGACCTCGCTGGTTCTGGCTACTCTCGCGTTCACACCGGCTCTAACTTGACCCTTGGTAACAAGAACGCATTCGTTCTCGGTACCGCGTCTGCCCAGAGCCGTTCAACAACAGTCTCGGGCGGTGCTGGTTCAACCGGTGCTGATGGTCGTTTCCTTCAGTTTGACCCACAGGTCTCCCAACTGATCGATGATGATAGCAACCCTTACTTCTTCGTTACCGTTGATCTTGGCGCCCTTGGCTCCAACTTCGACGTAACAGCTGTTAAGGAAGCTGCTCTCGTATTGACTGGTTCTTCGTTGAACTCCGCATCTGACATGGCTGTTCCTGGCGAGATATTCCAGGGTGGTCAGGGAGTATACAATATCCGTCGTCTTAACCAGCTTATTAAGTCTGGTACTAAGTCTGGTCCGGTTTCTCCCGATCCAATGGCTACAGCACAGAAGGCTAAGTCTGCTCTTCTGATGGTTGTTTCTGGAACTGCTCTTGGAAGTGGAGATTATTCAAGCTTCCGTCTTACCTATCCCAAGACCAACACACTGAGTGTTGATTCCTCTGATGGCGACACTCTCGTTGTTCCTGTCTTCGAGTCCAACTTCAGTCAGACAAACGCGCAGCCTCAGATTCCTGAGATTGACATCAAGATCGAAGCGATCTCGGTTGTTGCTCAGACTCGTAAGCTCCGCGCTCGTTGGTCACCAGAACTCGCACAGGACTTGAATGCTTACCACAGCCTTGACGCTGAGGTTGAGCTTACTCAAATCCTCTCTGAGCAGATTGCTCTTGAGATCGACCGCGAGATCCTCAACGACCTCCTTATGCAGGCCGATACGAACTACTACTGGAGCCGTAAGCCCGGCGACTTCGTTAACAAGAAGTCTGGTGCTGCTGCTGTCAAGGCATCTTCCCTCGCTGGTGGACCCGCCTTTACCGGTACTGTTCGCGAATGGTACGAGACTCTTGTCGAGACCATTATCGATGTTGCTAACGAGATTCACCGTAAGACCCTTCGTGGTTCTGCAAACTTCATCGTTGTTTCCCCTGATGTTGCTACTGTCCTTGAAGCCTCCGTGCTTTACAAGCCAGTTTACAGCATCGACGGCGACGGTCAAGTTGCTCCCGGTATGAGTCTTGGAGCCGAGAAGGTTGGTACACTGAGCAACCGTTTCACAGTCTACAAGGACCCCTACTTCCCACGCAACAAGATTCTTGTTGGATACAAGGGTGGTAGCTACCTCGAGACTGGGTATGTATATGCTCCTTACGTGCCACTGATCGTTACTCCTACTATCTTCGCTCCCGAAGACTTCACTCCTCGCAAGGGCGTGATGACTCGGTACGGCAAGAAGATGGTACGTTCCGACTTCTACGGTACAGTAACATGCCTTGGTATGGACGTCATCTAATCTGATTAGACGAAGTCATTATTATTCAGGGGCGGTCCTTTCGGGGTCCGCCCCTTTTATTTTGGTAATTCAAGCGCTTGTGTTATATTTAATGGCAAGCCCCTAGCACGGACATAAGGCGGACCCCACACGCTAGCTAGGGAATCATGTGGACAAGTAACTCTATAATAAAAAAGGAGAAAATTATGCCGAAAATACTAGTAACAGCCGCAAAGGGCTTGTACCAAAACACCGGAACAGCTGGTGCAACAGGTACGAACGGAACACTCTCGGGTCACCGTTCAATGGTCGAAACACTAACAGCCAACAAGACACTGGATGCAGAAGATAGTGGAAAAGTTTTCCTCATCGCCACAGACAGCTTGACAATAACACTTCCTGCCACAAAGTCTGGGCTGGATTATACATTCGTCAACAGCGGCGGCGATGGAAATAACATCATTACAATCAGCCCGAACGCAAGTGACGCCCTCCACGGAACGATCACTTTAGCTGCTTCGGTTGTTGAATTGTCGGGTACTGACGATAAAGACCTTATCAACACCAAGGCCACTGCAAACACCGGTGATATGGTGAGAATAGTCGGTGATGGTTCCGCAGGATGGTATGTCGTAGGATCTACTGGAATCTGGGCTAGCGAGGCATAGACCGATCAAATTTAGACCCTATATAAACGATTAGCAAAACTAAATGCCGCCCTCCGGGGCGGCATTTTTTACTTTACTGTTGTGATTGTTATGTTATATTGTAATTTCCTGGAGGATAGGACGACATGGCAACTACGAGCAAGGCAACTACGCCTAAGGCAACGACAAAGAAAACGACGACCCGAAAGACTACCACAAACCCAACACCTGCGAAGCAAACTCAGGTGACGAACACTTCAGATAGTCGGATTGAAGCTCTTGAAAATCGGGTTAAAGCTCTTGAAACTAGAAATGTCAAGATCTTAAATCTTTTGCGCAAGTCCGCAAACATTCGAGATTGGCAACTTACCGAGGCTGGTCTACACTAGAGCTAGCTTTCGCTTGCGCTTCGAAGAAGACATTTGTCACCCTACATAATAGTTATCAGTAGGGTGATGAATGTCTTCTTTTGCTTATACTAAAAATCCAACTCCTTTTAGCTTTTTTGATACTGATACCGAGTTCCAGACAGAAGCTGATGCTATGGTTTCGTTTGTCAAGAGAAAGTTAGGCGATGATATTCTCAGTGTTGAGCTAACAAAAAAGCAGATGTGGGCATGCTTTGAAGAGTCTTTTCTGGAATATGGCCGCATAATCAATGAAGCAGACGCAAAGTCACAGTTGGCAAATCTTCTTGGATACACAACTGGAAGTAATAAGACTGGACTTTTTCCAAAACAGAATCTCGAATTCCTTCTTCGAATGGCAGAACCATATTCTATGGAAGCTGGAATTGGTGGGTCTTATAACGAGGTTTCCGGCTCGATTCAGTTGGAATATAAACGACAAGACTATAATATATACGATGAGCTAAAAGATGGTGATGGGAATCTTATTGTTTCAAGCAGTAGAAATTCTCCTCGTACAAAAATGAGGATCAAGGAAGTTTTCCACTTCAGCCCCCAGGCAGCCTATAGATTCTTCGATACGACGTCAGCTGTCAATTATCTTAATAATGAATTCAGTTTTGAGTCGTTTACTCCTGAGACGATTTTTTACGTCTTACCAGTCTTTGAAGATGTTCTCCGCGCTGGCCAGATGGACATATCGAACCGTGTAAGAAAATCAAATTATTCTTATAGAATTATTGGTGAAAGGATTCGAATTTATCCAATGCCTACTGAGCTGACTGGGTCAAATAACCCAATGAAGCTTTGGATTCGAGTCGCGTTTGCGCCGAATCCGTATGATCCTGACATTCAGGATGATACGATTTATGGGACGTCTAATCTGTCGAATGTTCCTTTTGGGCGGATGAGCTATAAACATACCAATTCTGTTGGCCGACAGTGGGTTCGGGAATATACACTTGCTTTGTGTAAAGAGCTTTTAGGGTTAGTCCGTTCTAAATTTGCCACTGTTCCTATACCGTCTGGTGACTTGAATCTCAACGGAGCTGATCTAGTTTCGCAAGGTCGCGAAGACCAGACAAGGTTAAGAGACCAGCTCGTGGAATTACTTGACAGCTTAACTTATAGCAAACTCTTAGAAGGACAAGCTACAGATGCAGAAAATATTATGAGAGCCCTGAAGGCAATGCCAATGCCGCTGGGTAAATCTATCGTTATTAAGTGAGGGTTGAAAGATGGCAAGACTCTTTATAACTCCGCGCGAACAAGATCTTATCTCTGATTTGACTAAAGAGATAATGAAAGATGTAGTGGGTCAGAAGGTCTACTATTACGCTGTTCGTACAGACGTGACGCAAATTCATGATGTTTATGAAGAAGCTATCGACAAATATTTCGATCCGCCACTGGAAATAGAGGCCCAAGTTTTATGGTCTCCACAGACAGTGGTTACTAATCGTTTCGGTTCTGAGCAACTTTATACAATAGAAGTGTATCTTCACTACAAAGACTTAATAGATAGAGATATAGACGTTCAAGAGGGCGATTACTTTTCATACGGTGAAACGTTCTTTGAAATTACCTCCCTCACATGGCAGTCTAATATCTACGGAGAGATTGAATATATGACAGGCGTTAAGCTTCTTGGGAAGCAAGCCAGAAAAGGACTTATTGATAAACCCCCGATTGGTCCTACTGATGAAGGCTATTATCCAGGAGATCCCGACGCTATCCAACGCACGTTTATTCAACAGAGAGGCTTTGCTGAAAATGCCGAAGGTCCCACCGGTGATAAGCGCGCATTAATTGAACAAGGAAAGTTGCAACTACCCCCCGAGCCAGCTCCGGCTGAGGTATCACCAGAGGGTTCTCCAGGTGAGATAAGTTCATCTTTCTACGACGAGAGTTAATATGGCGACAAGATATTCTTTAACAAAAGGGCAGTATCAGACAGTCGATTCCGGCTATGATAATGGTGATGAAGCTAATGACTTCACAATGCCCTCTTGTACCATAGAAGACGTCGACCGCGGTGTTTTTGAGCTCTTTAATAAGGAATTACCTCTTTTCTACAAAAGAAAAGACCAGCAGAAGCGTATCCCCGTAATTTTCGCAACAGGTGAAAGATTTGCTATTCTTGCTAGAAATAAGCCATTACGAGACAAGTCCAATGCGCTGATTTTACCCTTAATATCAGTTATAAGAACCGGTATTGATCAAGAAGGTGCAAAAGGAGCTGGTCAATTTCAGGGCGGACCAATTACGGTAAAAGTGAAATTAAGCGAAGATGATTTGAGGTATCAAAGGTTACAAAACATTCATGGTTTCAAAAATTCGGACGAGTCCGCTATTGGAGCTTTTGCTAACCAGGATGATGGAGATGGTGGGGGAACCACCAACGGTCGCCTTGCCACTAGAAGAGCTGCACCGTCCGTGACAGTCTCAAGCCGCCGCGGCACGCTCTTAACTCCTAATCTTCGAAAGAATTTGGTAGAAATGATTCAGATCCCCCCTATCAAACAATACACTGCCACTTATGAAATTACGTTTTGGACACAATATACTCAAGAGATGAATTCAATGATCAATGTTTTGATGGGTGGGTATGTTGAGAATAGAAGACGAACATTTGTGATTGAAACAGAGACTGGGTATAGATTCTCTGCGTTTGTCGACGCCGCGCTGACACCACAGAATAATTTTGATGATTTTACAGATGCAGAGAGATTAGTCAAATATAATTTCACAATGAGTGTAGCAGCTTATATGGTTGTAGCACAAGAGCCCGGAATGCCAGTGCCGTTTAGAAAAACAGTGTCTTCCCCTGATGTTCAATTTGGCGTAAGCCAAAATATTGGCGGCATTCCGGCCAGCCCACCACCCGCCGGTATCCCATCAGGAGATCCAATGGCATGGATTTTTGCAGGTGTCACACCAGCTGATGAAGGGAATCCCCCGGCAGGAATAGGGGCACCGAAGGGCGCAGGGGCAATAGGTGGGTTCCCCGGTACCCCGACAGTTGAAGTGGGAGGACAGTCAGCGGCAAATCTTGCAGGTCCAGCGAGATTAACGAGTCCGAAGACTATAATTACAAGTATTAACCCCTTTACAGGAAAGAAAGAGCATCTCGAAATCATGATTTCAAGTGCAGATCCCAAAACGGGAGAAGCAGTTTTTAAGTTTAGTAAGAAGTCACCCAGTGGCATTGCTATTGATCTTGGGAAACTACTCAAAGATTGATAAAGCTATATGAGACATTTAGGCATCGTACGAAATAGTTATTTGTGATATAGAAGATCCAGGAGACCCGACTCATGGCAGAGCAAACATTTAGATCCCCAGGTTTTTTCGAGCGCGAAATTGACGCGACCGCAAGAGAAACCTCAATCGTAGGCACTCCAGCAGGTGTTGTTGGAACCGCAGAAAAAGGTCCTGCATTCGTACCGGTAACGGTGGGAAGCATGACAGACTTTATCAATAAGTTTGGCGATATTGATACGAATCGATTTGGTCCTTACGCTGTACAAGCATTCCTGGCCAACAGGACTGCTTTAACGTATATGCGGGTTTTGGGGGCTGGTGCAAATGAGAGCACCACCGATATTTCAAACACTCAAAATCTTGGCACTGTAAAAAATGCTGGATTTAAGATCGTTCCTGCGACATCGCAGTGGAACATTGATACCGCTAATGGTGGTGATGTAGGAAAGTACACCGACAGTTGCGTACAGTTTTTAGTGGCCAAACACTACGTTTCTGGTGCGACCGATTATTCTCACCCGATGTTCATTGATAACCCATCATTCAACATCTCTGGTGCAGGAACAGTTAATCTTGTTCGTGGTGTAATCTTTACCGCATCTGGAAGTCGTATGCAGATTCTTGACATCGGTCAAGATTGGGCCGACAACCTTGATGCGCGCGCTGGCTTTACAAATGGTGGAAATCTTTTTGCGCTAGCAGTATCTTCATCTAGAGGTGGGGCTTACACATCGCAGTATGCTGCGACCGATAAGTACGGAAGAACGATCGCGGGACCAGGCGTAAAAATTATGACTGCATCGCTTGATCCTACAAATAAGAATTACATCTCTAATATATTGAATACTGATCCCCTCAAGTTTTACGAGCATCAGCACCTTTTATATCTTGACTTTGCAGTTGAGGCTGAAATTGCTGGCGTTGATGAGTCTGGTGGGGCATCCGCTGCTTATCCCCTTGGATTACTTTCTGGGTCAGGTGATAATCTTAATAATGCGCTTACCGGGGCATCAAGAAAAGCCCTAAGCGCATTCGGTCGCTTCGATACTAGATACACAACCGCAAAGACACCGCAGGTATTTTCGCAACCTTACGGTGGCACTGAATATCCCTTGGTTCACTTCGAGTCTCTTTCGGATGGTGAGTATGGAAGTAGTAACGTAAAGATTACTATAGCGAATCTACGGGCCTCTACGGATGGAAACTATCCATACCCTGAGTTTGAAGTACAAGTTCGTAGGTTTGATGATTCCGATATGGACCCGCAAGTTTTGGAAACATATCCCGCTTGTAACCTCGATCCTACATCTGAAAACTTTGTTGCTCGAAGGATTGGTGACTATAAGGCACGGTATAACTTCGATGCTGAAAATGATGATGAAAAGAGAATTATCGTTACTGGTCGATATCCGAACCTTTCGAATTTTGTTCGTGTAGTAATACACGAGTCAGTTTATAATCGCTTAGTTCCCAAAGATGCGTGCCCATTCGGCTTTAGCGGTGTCCCTGTTATTAAGACATCAAACTCCATGACAGATTCTCCGAGGAGACGTCTTGAGATGGATGGTGTGTATTACGGCGCCGACGGTAGTGGCAGAATGTGGGGTGGCGGTGGATCATCGGCTGCTTCAGCTGGTCCATTGACAGGCTCTATTGTTCCCCCACTTCCGTTCCGCTTCAAGGTAACTCGTGGGAATGTTAAGAACAACTACAGTGGAATGGCTGGTGACCCAAGTTCAAGAGAGATTGTTGACCGCCGTCTAAACTGGGGTGTTAAGTGGAGCCGCTGTCCAGAAACGGGTAGTATGGCGTCTGCAAACCTCAATGTTAACGCATCAAACATCGCGAATCCGCTTATCAAGGCGTACACCAAGATGAATGGTATTGAGAAGCTTGATACGGTTACAACCGGATCAGGTAGAGATGTTTTCAATGCGAACAAGTTCACATTGGCTCGAGTCGCTCTAGTTGGAACAGGTAGTAGTGGTCCTAATTTATTAACGTACGTTACAGGTACAGCGCAAGAGGTGATGAAAGAAGCATGCTATATTAGAAATGGTGTACCTGATTCGCAGACATATGCTGTTATGGATCCTGACAAGTCTGGCCAGGGCCGTGTAACTCTGGCAACACTGATTCAGTCCAGCTCAGTTAAGTTCAACCGATTCACTGCATATACTGCATTCAATATTCCGCTCTTTGGTGGATTTGATGGTGTCAATATTCTTAATAGAGACATGTTCTACATGACAGATAGAGCGACTTCAACCGATGCAACGTCGGGTGGGTTAACCGGATTGGCTTCTGATGAGTTTAATCAAGGAACGATCGGTCTTGGTCCTAAGAACAGCGATGGTTCGATTACGAATCAGTCTGGTCAGGGCCGCTTGAACAACTATATCCAAGCTTATAGAAAAGCTGCTGAGATTATGACAGATCCAATGACCACAAGAATTAATCTTTTGGCCGTTCCTGGTATCCGTGATCCATATGTTACAGACCACGCAGCATTGAAGACGAAAGAATACTCCATGGCCATGTATGTAATGGATATTCCATCCTGGACTGAGAGTGAAACTCGTCTGTTCGGTGGTGAAGATAGCTCAAAGATTGCAAGCGCATCCTACTCATTACCAGATGTTAGAGAAACAGCTGAGCAGTTTGAGTCAAGAGTATTTGATAACAACTACACGGCAGCATATTTTCCAGATGTTTATATCACTGACAAGAACACGAATTCGAAAGTTCAGGTTCCAGCTTCTGTAGCCGTTATGTCCGCATTAGGGTATAACGATAAGGTCGCGTATCCCTGGTTCGCTCCAGCCGGTTTCAACCGCGGCGGACTTAGCATGGTAAGTAACACGTCCGTTAGACTGACAGCTGGTGATAGAGATGATTTATATGATGCGAGAGTTAATCCAATCGCGAACTTCTCGGATGGAAGCTTCGTAATATTTGGTCAGAAGACATGTCAACTAGCGAAATCAGCTCTTGACAGAGTTAATGTTCGAAGAATGTTACTTGAAGTTAAACGTCAAGTTGTTGCTATCGCTGACAAGATTCTATTCGAGCCTAACAATGACGCTACCAGAGCACGCTTCATCGGCCAGGTTACACCACTCCTTGCGACTATTCAGTCCCAGCAAGGTATTGAATCCTTCAAGGTCGTGATGGATAACACTAACAACACATCAGAAGATGTTGAAAATAACAGACTAAATGGTCGCATCGTAGTCGTACCCACAAGAGCAATCGAATTTATTGCTATAGATTTTATCATAACAAATAGTGGTGTAGATTTTGCGTAGTATAGTTAAGAAGAGAATACAGGAGATTATTTCAAATGGCTGAACTTACATTTAAGAGCCCGGGTGTTTCTACCAAAGAGATAGACCTTTCGGGTCCGACACAAACCGGACCGAGCGGAGTACCAGCTGGAGTTATCGGAACAGCAGATCAAGGACGAGCATTTGTTCCAATAACAATGGCAACGTTCGCAGACTTTGTAGCTGAATTTGGTAACACTGATGGCACAAAGTTTGGTCCTATGGCAATGAGACAATGGTTAACATATACTCAGGCTGGAACATATCTTAGAACCCTGGGTTGCGGTGATGGTAAGAAAAGGGAGTCGACAGGTGTCGTTACCAATGCTGGCTTCATAGTTGGTGAACAGTTACCGAAGGGTAACGGAATTCTTGGCGCCAATGTGTACGCTGGCACAAGAAGTGGCGCGAACCCGGGCCCTCTCGGCAGAGCGCATTTTCTTGCAGTCTGTATGTCTGGTAGCAAAATGCCGAACTCTGATAAGAATTACTTGCAAGAAGCAGGTCTTGAGTTAAGTGCTCCTGTCCTTCGTGGAGTTATTCTTGCAGCATCCGGTGTTTTACCCGCATTGAGCGCTTCTCGCGCCGCAGCGGGATCAGAGGGTACTCGTGGCACAGCTGGATATGGTGGTGGCCTTTTCTCAGGAAATAACCTTCCCCTTGGAGCTCCAACCGCACAGAATCTTGCCGCTGATACTGCATACGGGTCAGGTGGGACAAACAACGCTGGGTCCACACTCGGTGCCGTTGACATTGCTGGAGGAAAGCAAGAGTTTGTTCTTATGTTGAATGGGCACACTCATACAGATTCATTTCCTACAGTTATTACTGCTTCGTTTGACCCAACGGCTCCAAACTATCTTGGAAATGTTCTTAACACTGACCCCTTAGATGTTCAAAAAGCCGGCCATTATTTATATGCACATTGGCCAGTTTACCCTAACTTTGCCGTACCGACCGGCTCAAATTACATGGGTTATAACTATCAGCCCGCAGTTAATGCCGTGATTGGCTCTAGATTAACAAAGTACGAAGATATCGCTTTCCTTGTCACGTCTTCATTAGGAAGAAATGCCGGCAGCGCAACGATTCCAGACTTTGAGGGATTCCGTGATAGATTCAGAACAGCACGTGCACCAAAAGTTATTTCACAGGCGTATGGTGGTTCTGAAAAAGATCTATTCCGTATTTGGTGCTTGGACGATGGTGCCATTGGTAACCATCGCGTTAAGATTTCTATTGAGAATATCGTAAAATCAACAAACGTTAACAACAAATATTGCACATTCGATCTTGCGGTTAGAGACTTTGAGGATACTGATGATCTTCCCGTGGTCATTGAGAAATTCCCTAAGCTCTCTCTTAATCCTCTCGATGAGAGATATATCGCAAGAGTCATTGGTGATTACCACTTGTATTATGATTTCGATAAAAGGGCCGGTTCACAGAAGCTTGTTGTTGAGGGTTCTTACCCCAACCGCTCGAACTATATTCGAGTTGAGCCAGTTGACGCATTAGACAAGGGAGAAATTCCCGCTGATGCTTTACCCTGCGGTTTCCGTGGTATTGATCACTTAGTAACATCAGGATCTAGTATCTTTAAGATGACATCTGCTGACTTCGCTCCAAACCTTGGTTCAGATACATTCCCAACCGCAAATATCGTACAGCCACCTATTCCATTCCGGTCTACGGTTTCAAGAGGAAAATCTCCTAGAAAAGTTCTCTCTTCCCAGCTTTACTGGGGTATCCAGTTTGAGGTGAAAGATAACATAGATGAGCCGAATAAGAGCACAGTCATGGATACGTCCATCAAGAATTATGGAACGTATTTCCCAGACTTCAGGCAAGATCAGCAAGCAGCGATGGTTGGAGACAATGTCGGTACAGCTGATAGTTCTGGTACCATATTTGATTGTGACCGTTTTAATAACAACAAATTCTCACTTGAAAATGTCCAAGTTGTTGTAACAGCGGCTGATAAAGCAGACTCCAACCAGTGGGCTGCTGCGACATATCGTCGAGCAGGCGCGGCAGAAAATATGGCAGATATTGACGGGTCAACAAAAACAACGGCTTCTGGACTCACAAGACTTCTTAGCGTTGAAAAAGACTTTGGTCTTTCATCGGTTAGGAAATTCCTCAAGTTTACATTCATGGCCCAAGGCGGTTTCGACGGACTTAACATCTTTGACAGAAATAAGTTCGACATGACCTCAACTGCCTGTAAGAGAGAGATGGACGACTCCACTCAGGGTGAAACCAGTGGACCGACTGTTGCAGCGTATAGAAAAGCGCTAGATATTCTTGAGCAACGTTCAGATGTGAATATCCAGCTTCTAGCTATTCCAGGTATTAAGCACGAATCAGTTACAGATTATGCGATCACGACTGTTGAAGATCGCTTTGATGCTCTTTATGTTATGGACATTGAGACAACGGACACCCTTGGTAACGTAGTTACGGGCTCAAATGAGATTGTTAGTGTAACCAACACGGTGGCAGATTTCACAAGTCGTAATCTCGACTCATCGTTCGCAGCCGCATACTTCCCAGATGTAATCATGGAAGAAGTTAATACAGGACAGAATGTTGTTGCCCCCGCAAGTGTTGCGGTCTTAGGTGCATTTGGTCTAAACGACAAGATTGCATATCCTTGGTTCGCGCCAGCTGGTTTCACTAGAGGTGCTCTTAAGCATGTTAGAGAAGCAAGTGTGAAGCTGAATAGAGGAAACTTAGATGCGCTATATGACGCTGATATTAACCCAATCACCGCATTCCCTCAATCAAAGGAAGTCGTGGTTTTCGGCCAGAAGACACTTCTCGCAGCTCAAAGCGCTCTCGATCGTGTCAATGTTCGCCGCCTGTTAATCGATATTCGACGTCAGGTCCGAGCGATTGGAGATACATTCCTCTTCGAACCAAACAGGGAAGCAACTCTCGCGAGATTCTCCGCAGCTGTTAATCCGATTCTAGCCAGAATACAACAACAGCAAGGTCTTGATAGGTTCAAGGTACAGATTGATGCAACCACAACAACACAGGCTGACATCGAGAACAACACAGTTAGAGGAAAGATATTCCTCCAGCCCACCCGTTCGGTCGAGTTTATATCACTAGATTTTGTGGTAACTAACGCCGGCATGGACATTTAAATTAAGAGCTATATAGTTATCTAAGAACAAGGAGTAACACAAAATGCCAGAGACACTATCAGTTACCGATATGTTGCCGAACAAGTTCGAGCCGAAGAGAAAATTTCGGTGGGTGTTCGCAATTGAAGGTATTGACGCATTTTTGATCAAGACGGCTGCTCGCCCTACAATGAACACCGCTGAGGTTGAAATTCCCTTTATTAACTCTACCCGCTTTATTGCTGGTAAGACGAAGTTCGATGCTTTATCGGTTACGCTTCACGATCCAATCGCTCCTTCAGGTGCACAACAGGTTATGGAATGGGTACGTACCCACTATGAGTCTGTCTCTGGTCGTGGCGGTTACGCTGATTTTTACAAGCGCGATTGCCAGCTTAAGCTGCTAGATCCTGTTGGTACAGTGGTCGAACTTTGGGATATGAAAGGATGTTTCCTCACATCAGCTGCATTCGGTGATCTGGACTATGGTTCAGAAGACCCTGCAGAGATTTCATTGTCGATACGTTTTGATAACTGCGTACTACAATACTGAACATCGGAAATCATTTCTATTATAAAAAGAGCGTGTTATCACGCTCTTTTTTTGTTTACAGCTCATTTACCCGGTTTAAGATATCTTAACGTTGTTAAGCATGAGGTGAATGTATGTCAACTGAACAAGGCGGCGGCGGAGGCGGCCCTAGCGATAGAAGCGAAATATTTGGGTCAATGAAGGGTCACATGCCCACCCGAAATGTCATGAAGGATGATTTTGGGTTTGAGATCCCTGTTGAGGTTGTACCTCTCCCGTCAGGTGGAAAATGCTATGATGTTGAGCATCCGCTCCACGGCAAAAATACGGTCGAGATTAGAGCCATGACGGCCAGAGAAGAAGATATTCTGACGTCGAAAGCCCTGATTAAGAAGGGCACTGTTATTAGTCACTTGCTCAAGTCATGTATGATCGATAAACGAGTTAATCCAGACACTATGCTGGCTGGTGATAGAAATGCTCTAATGGTTGCAATGCGTGTAACAGGTTATGGTGCATCCTATAATGTAGAAGTTGATTGTCCTGCATGTAGCGAACGCTCTAAGCAATCGTTTAATCTTGGAGATCTTCCGATTAAGCGTTTAGAGATTGAACCTGTTACAGCAGGAACAAATCTTTTCGAAGTTCAGCTCCCTGTTACAAAGGCTAAGTGTCGTTATAAGTTACTGACCGGTACAGATGAGCAGGATATCATGGTAGCATCAGAAAGAAGAAAGAAGCAAGGACAGAGAAGCGAAAACCTTATTACTTCCCGGTTGCGCTCTTCTATTGTTTCAGTGAATGGTGTTCAAGATAGAACTAAGCTTGACATGTTTGTTTCGAGTCTCCCGGCAAGAGATTCTTTATTCTTAAGAAAGCATATTGACAATAACGAACCAGGTATTGATATGAAATCCTGGATGGATTGTCCCGCTTGTCTTGAGCACTCGGAGGTTAGACTGCCCCTGGGGGCGGCGTTTTTTTGGCCTGACGAATAGTACCAAAGAAATATTCCTTGAACAGATTTTCTTGCTAATGTACTACATGGGGTTTTCCTATGTAGAAGGGTATAATTGCCCGATTTGGATGCGCCATTGGTTCATTAAGCGCCTTAATGATGAGATAAAGAAGTCTAACGGTAAGCAGTCATCTCATGCGGCCCACCAGAATAGTCCTGATGCAAGGGCGATGATGGGAAGATATCGTTCCCAAGTTCCTGCAAAATTGCGTAGATTTACATAGTTATTGTAGAGGTGGTAAAAATGGATCCAGTTAAACGACAGTTTCTGAAAGATTGCGCTAGATATATTCGCGGTGAGATAACTGAAATTAGGCTTAATGGCCCAAAGAAGACAATAAAACTCTTTGCGCAAGCTCTGAAGGAGTCTAGAAATCTCTATACTGCGTTACACGCTGATAAAAAAATGTCAGATGTATTGCCAATCTTAGAATCCAAGAAATTTGCAACATCCAAGCTACGAAAAGCTACCGGGTTTGTGTGGCCTTTTTAATGGTTGTTTTTTATGGTGCGTAGATTTCTATTTACCATACTTATAGCAAGGCATTAGGCTGCGCACAGGGTGGTTATTAGATGGCAGGCGATTCAAAAGAAGCTGCAGACCAATTAGGCATACAGCAACAGATTAACAAAGTTCTGTCTGAGCGTGCCGCAATGCTTGATTCTCAGGCGAAGCAATTGTCTGGTCAAGTGCAGCTTGCTGCTGAATTATGTAAAGCATTAGAATGTAAAGATCTCGACCAGGTTGCTTCTAGACTTGAAGAAATAAACGCTGGTCTGCAAGATGCCGCTAGCAATGCGACTGATTTCTCCAACGCTGGTGGAGAGATTCAAGATAGCATGGATCAAGCTGGTGAAGGTGCCCAAGGTGCAATGGGCAAAGTAAGCGAATTCGTAAAAGAGCTTGGTGCCTCAAAAGCCGCAGCCGCCGGAGCCGCCGTAGGAATTGGTAAGGGTATGAAGAGCGCCGGCGCCTCTATACAGATGGCTGCTGCTAGCGCAATTCAGATGGCCAAGAATTTGGCTGCTGTTGGTAAGTCCATTATATCAATGCCGTTTAAGATGCTTGGTGGCTTAACTGAGATGGCTACAGCTGGTGGCGGAGGCGTGAGTGCCCTAAAGCAAGAAATGGAGAAAGTTCGCGGGGAATTTGGTGACCTCGCAACAGGAGAAGGTAAAGCGGTCATCGATGGCTTTAACGACCTTACTTCTGCTAGCGGTGCTCTGGCTCAAAGTGGCCTCAATGTTTCTCAAGTGTTTGGGCGAGGTTCAGCGGGAGCAGCAGCGGCATTAGCAGCAGTGTCCGAGATCGCGCAAGAAGCCGGTAGTTCCTTCCACATGCTAAGTGAGTCCATAGCCGAGAATGCCGGCCAGATGGTCATGTTGAATAAGGGCCTTGGTATGTCCAATGCTGCGCTGGTCGAGATGACCAGACAGGCTCAGAACTCTGGTCAAGATGTCGGTGAGATGTTAACGGCTACTGCTTCTATGGCGATCCAAATGGGTGACAAGTTTGGAATCTCTGCGAAGACCATGGGTAAGAACATGGCGTCCCTTACAGAGAACTTCGAAAAGCTTGGTAAGATGAGTACCAAACAGCTTGGTGCAACAGCAGCATACATGGCTAAATTAGGTCTTGAAGCAACAGACTTGCTTGGTGTTGTTGATAAATTTGATAACTTTGAGGGTGCAGCTGAATCGGTATCTATGTTGAATCAATCAATGGGAATGCAGCTTGATACGATGGAAATGATGAATGCTGAAAATCCAGCTGAGCGGATCGATATGATGCGTGACGCATTCCATGAGACCGGAAAATCAGTTGATGATTTAACACGACAAGAAAAAGCGCTGATGGCTGAGCAAATGGGTCTTTCCGTTACAGCAATGGAAAATGCACTAGCAGCTGAGAATCAAGGCGTTTCTTATGAAGACCTGGAAGCCGGCGCAGAGGAAGCTGAAGACCAAGCTCTCACTCAAGAAGAAGCGATGTCAAAGCTAGCTGATTCTATTGAGAAGATGACAGAGGGTGGAGGATCAGGCGTTCAGGGATTCTTTGACGCATTTTCTAAGGGCTTTATGAAGGGGCTTAAGGACTCAAAGGCATTTCAAGATGTTCTAAAAGCTATTCGTAAAGCGTTGAAGATTGTTTTCCAGTTTGGTAAGCAAGTTGGTAAAATGTTTGCTGATCTTATGGGCGACATGGGTGTATGGGACGGTATCAAAGACTTGTTCGACCCCAAGGACCTTCGTAATTTAATGGGGATCGATGAGAAGGGCGGCCTAACCGGAACAGGATTATTAGGCATTTTTAAGAAATTCAAAGATGCGCTATCTGGAAAAGGGAACTACAGCCCGCAGCGAATGGCTGAAGATATGGGGAAAGAGTTCTCGAAGTTCTTCAGCGCAAAAGGGCCGGCATTTGCCAAGCTAAAAGATGCATTCGCAAAAGGTATTCAAATGATTGGTGCAATGATCGCCGGATTTATACCATTTGTAATTGGCAAGATGGTCGAAATGATCAATGGAATGGCTGATGCTCTTAGAAATCCATCCGGTCTGGGGGATGCAGCTTCATCGGGAATTGGAGGCGCGATAATAGGTGCACTCCAATCGATTGGTGATGCTTTGATGGCTGCTCTTCCATCGTTGATCGGCGCGCTACTTAATCTTCTTTCAGCTGCTGCTATGAACCCAACTGTTTGGAAGGTCGCTGGAGCTTACTTTGGTTTCATGATTATGAAATCGTTGTTGGTAGGTGCAATCATGGCAGCCAAAGCAGCACTATTCCAGGTTGTCGTTGCGAAGATAGCTGGCTTAATGACTGGTGCGACTGATAAAGCAGCTGCAAAAGCTGAGAAGGGTGGAAAGAGTGGAGGGAAGATGGGCAAGTCCTTCAAGAAGGGAATGTCCAATATGGCTGATGGCTTAAAGTCATTTGTAAAAAGAATAGCAGATATTAAGCCTGGCGATATCGTAAAAGCGATGATTAACATGACGCTAATGGCTCTTTCGTTTCTTCCGGCCATGGCAATATTTGCTCTTGGGTTAGTGATGGTCGCCGCCATTCTATCGATGATTAAATTCACCACACTTATTAAGGGTCTTGTTGGAATTGCTTTAGGCGCGTTAGCAGTACAGATTGTTGTTAGTGCAGCTATGCTAATTCAGCCTGGGATGGTTGTGCCTGCATTGATTGGTTTACTCGCAGGTGCCCTCTTGCTTGTGGTTGGTGGTACAGTCTTTACTTTAGCTATGGGAGTGATTGGCACGGTCGTAGGGGCCGTTGGAGTTGGTACAATCATGATGGCCGCTGTTGGTCTGGCGGCGATGGCTATCGGTGCGATCGCTGTTGCGTATGCCATCATTCCATTTTCAATCCTTGGCCTCCTTTACCCACTTGCGATTCTCGCTGCGATTGGACTTGTGGCCGGTGCTTATATGCTGGCAGCTGGTGGTGTCGCATTTACAGAAGCAGTGGGGGAGATCGGTAATGCTGTTAAGGGCGTCGGTCTTGGAACGATGGCCATGGCTGCTGTTGGTCTTGCTGTTCTTGCAATAGGCGCTATTGCTGCTGCCGCCGCCGCATACGCATTCGCCCTTGGGCTTCCATTCTTTGGCCCCGGTATCGGTGGAGCCATTTTAGGTAGTATATTCTTGCTGGTTGGCGGTACCGCGTTTATGATATCAGTGGCATTCTTTAGCGAAATTATTAAAGGTATAAAGTTTGGACCCCTAATCGTCGCGATGCTTGCGTTAGTCATTCTTACAGCTGCAGCTGTTGGGGTTGCCATGTTGATGACCTACGGCATCGGGGCCTTTGCTACGGGTATTGCTGGTGCTATTATAGGCTCCATTTTCATGTACTTCATGGCGACCATGTTTTTACCAAAGCTAAAAGAAGCCGCAGCTGTATTCCCTGAAGATATGGTAGGTATGGCGATGAATATGCTGCAGCTTGCTATTATGTTACTTCCGACCATCGGCAGCGCGTGGCTTATGGGAGCTGGTATTCAGGCGTTTATTTTGGGATCGATTGGAGCGGTAACGGCAACGATTTTCTTCGAATTATTGGCTACATTGGCTTTACCAGCTATAAAGAAAGCTGCTGCTGAATTTCCTGAAGACATGGTAAAGGCGGCAATTGACATGGGGCTTCTTGCTATCATGCTTGGCTTCGCTGCTTTGGCTGGTTTAGCTTTCTCATACGGCGCAATACCGATGTTAATAGGATCCCTCGGTGCCATCACATCAGTGGCATTCTTCAATGCTCTATCCAAGTTCTTTATACCAGCATTTAATAAATTCATGGGGAAAGTGGATACTAACACAATTCTCGAAGGTGCAAAAGTTATGGCTGCGCTTGCAGTTGTAATGGTCGCCGCGGCCCTAATGGCTGTGCTATCATTGGTGATGATAATCTTTGCGAACCCAATTGTTCTTTGGCTTGCTGGAAAAGGACTAAAGGGAACAGCAAAATTCCTCGATGCCCTAGTCGAGCACTTAGGTCCAGCAGTAGAGGCTCTTGCAAAAATGAAGGTCGGGGATCCAAGTAAGCTAAAAGATCTTGTTCAAGCCATCGGCATGATTCTTCAAGCACTTGGTGAAAATGTTGATGTTGTTGTGAAAGTCGCAATGATCCAGGGATTCTCAAATATGTCTGGTAGCGAACAAAATATTCTAGCAGATGCTCAGAAGTTTATGGAAGCAATGTTCAAGGGGATGACAGGACTGTTAAACACTCTTAAGGCAATGGTTGCCAGTATGAAGCCGGAAGACATCGAGAAGATGGAGGCCATAGGTGGTCTCTTGGCAGCAATCGGAACGTTAATGACAGCTTTACAACCCCCTCCAGCGTTAATGGACGCGATTGCTGATATGTCGAAAGGAGGCTTCTTTAAGAAAGCAAATCCGAAGGGTGCCGCCAAGGTGATGAAACAATACGGCGAGACTATGAAAATGATCCTTGGGTCTGTTAAAGACAATATTCCTCCGATGATTAAAGAGATTCTTACGATTGATATTGGTGAAGATCCTAAGCTTGCTGAAGCGAAGGCGAAGGTAGTTGGTGCCGCAATGACGGGTGCTGGTAAGCTTGTGGAAGCTATCGGCGGAATCGCGCAACTATTTATGGAACAGAATCAGAGCGAAAACAGTGGTTTCTTCAGGACGGAAGGACCATCGATGGCAGACACGCTGTCATCAATGAAGCCTGTATTTGATTATATCTTTAAGTCAATTAAGGGCAATCTGCCTTCTATCGTGACAGCAGTTATAGAAGCTGTCCCAGAGGGTATCGATGCAAAGGCAGCAGAGGCGAAGATCGGAATTGTGGGTGGCGCAATGGAGGCGGTTGCAAACTTCGCTGAAGCTATTGGGGTCGTTGCAAACTTAATGCCACCAGAGGGCGGAAGCTTCTTTAAGAAGGGAAAGACCATGAGCGAGCGTCTAAATGAGATGATGCAAATCGTTAGAAAAGTAGTTAACGCTGTCAAGGCACACATTGGTCCATTGGTCAAATCAGTATTAGATATCCCGATTGAAGGCGATCCAAAAGCACAGCTTGCGAAATTGGAAGTCATTGGAAAGGCTATGGCCATTGTCGGGGACTTTGCAAATGTCGTAGGGCAATTACAGGAAATGGGGACAGAGTCGATAATCGGCCTTTCAGGTACCATTGCATTAATTGTAAAAGAGATTGTAGATTCGCTAACATTTAACAGTAGTACATACACAATGGGCGATCTATTCGTCGCATTAGCAGAGTTCAATTATCCCGCATCAGATCTAGATAAAATGGACACAGCTCTCTGCGCCATGAACAAGATGACCGAATTCGCGTCAGCAGCCTCAAATATGCAATCAGTGGCAACCGCATTTGCTGAGGGCGGCGGACTCGGAGAGGCAGTTAATCTTATGGTACAAGAAGTGAACGCAGCGCTACTGGCCCTTAACAGCTTAGAGGCCGTCGATGCCAATGTTGCGTTAGAGAATTTTGCTGGTGCGATTGGATCGGGTGGAGGAGAATTTACGATTACGAATGAGCCAGTCAATATTACGATCAATATGAATGTTACGATGGATGCTAATAAGGTTGGTAAAGTTCTTGTTGATAAATCTGTGATGACATCACCATTGGCGCAGGCTGAATAGGAGTTAAGATGAGCGATGAGAAAAAAAATGAAGAAGAGACTATAAAAGAATTAGGGGTCTCTGAAGATATCTTCGATGAACATACTCAAGAAGAGATGGATGAAGCGAACCAAAGGGTTCTTGAGTTTTGGAAGATCGCTTTGTCACCTGAGATAGAAGCATTAGAGGCAGACCTTCATAAACTATCAAAAGATTCTTCATTTATGAGTAAATTTGTCGCTAAAATAGTTAAAGAAGATGGAAGGTAGTTTTTAGATGAGTATTGATGGTATAAACGGTGAAACTTATACACCGGAGGGAACCGGGACAGATGGCCAAACCAAGATTGGCGATGATCTGACTACAGAAGCACGTGAGACCCTTGCAGCATACCTTAGCAATCTAACAACAGACCCCCAAAATCGGAACGCTTTTCCCGTAGACCCCGCTGATCCAGTAAATGAATTTTCTCTTCGACAAGCAAATGGGCTACCGTCAGAATTTGCAACTGGAGGGAACGATGGTACCGAAGGCTTTACAGACACAATGCCAGAAGGAACGAATTCTTCTGCGGCTGCTGTGGGCGAGTTCGATACGCTGAGTAATTCTGGTAGATTTCTTCCAGGTATAAATGATTGGTTGGATAAAAACTCTCAAGAAGATGGTCATGATCTTCTACGAGATGTGAGTTCAACGTATGAAAATGATGAGCCCGGTGTCGGTGATTCGACAGGTAGGGCTTCATTTCCCAATCCGTCTGGCGCAACTCCGATGCAGGCAAAAATTTCTCAAGTTTTATCGAACAATAATAGATTCGATCCAATGCCTACAAGCTCTCCGTATATAAGAGGTAATGAATTTACAGATGCAGGTATTCCTGTTGAGCAAGGTGCATTTGGTGTTTACAACAAAAATGCTGATAGGACCAGTATTAAAGATATGCAGAAGATCGCATACTCTGCTCTGATGAGGCAGACTGGACACAATATGGGTACGAGTCAATCTCCTACCAGCGCCGGCGCCCAGGCAGCTGCGTTGTTACCAAATGGTGTACAGATTGGCAGGAAAAAAGTCAACACATGGAAGTTGAGGCCAGTATCTGCTTATCATGCTCCAGACCGACCTCATCTTGTAGATGGTCATTTAGAATATAGCGATATAGATGGTTCACCTCTTTCTTCCCAAAAGAGCTTTGGTGTTTTGAACAATCCTTATGAACCATTTGCTTCTTTTCGTCCAGGCGCAGCGTTGGCACAAATGACAACAGCCGCCACAGCATTTGCTGAGATTGTCGCCGCTGGTACAATATTCGCTGCCATAATGACAATAATCCAAACAGCTGCGGCAACCACATCAATTGAGAAAAAGCCAGCCCAGATGAAAAAGGGACAGTATAGGATTGCTACTGGCACTGCAAAGATGTTGAAGCAAATGGGTATTCCAGAAACTCATAATCCAATGTGGCGCTGTATCTGCTACGGTATTCTTGCATTTTTTAAGATAGCCCCAAGTTCAGTGCCGTCGGTACCAGGTGGTGGCGGTGGTGGACCCGGACCGATCGCTTTATGGTGGTCTGCTGTTCTTTTAGGCTCTGGTGGGAATGTATTCACACTATTTGAGTCGGCAATGAAGAGCCACGGATATTATGCGTCAATTCTTAGAAGCATAAGAAGAGACTTGAAGCAGCTTCTGGGTGATTTATCTCCTGGTGATCCACCCGCAATGTTTAATACGATTATGCATCTTAACGATTACGCTTCATGGAGATTCTTTTGTGCACTGGCCGTGATGGGTGATAGATTCTTAGACGCAAAAAATAAGCAATTCGCAATCGTCCCTTCTATCTCTGGTATGCCAACAAACGGCCAGACTCGACAAGCAAAATCCCGGGCGTTCGGCGGACAAAATAAACTCGTCTGGCGACACAGAGGTGTTCCCTCACTGATTCTTCTTCCACAGAAGTATGCTAACGCTTATTCTTTATATGGTTTCTTCCCAGGTTACGCTAGAAAAAATATGCGTGCGATTGGTGATAAAACGAATTCACCGGGTCAGTATTTTAATAGCCATGGACCCTCTGAGTATGGTGCTGGTCCGAATTCACCCAGGCGTAGAAAGATAATTCAGCACGATGGTCATCGTCTACCCCAACAATATGTGACAGAGATTGAGGATGAATTAGATTCTGAGTATATGCCATTTTACTTCCACGATCTTAGAACAAATGAAGTTATTTCATTCCAGGCGTTTATAGAAGATGTGAAAGACTCATATTCTGTTAGCTATGCAGAGTCAGCAGGTTATGGACGAATCGATCCCGTTCGTATATACCAAAATACTTCTAGAAGCATTTCTGTTACATGGACGATGGTAGCAACAGGACCGAAAGATTTTGATTCGATGTGGTGGAGTATCAATAAATTGGTCTCAATGTGTTATCCGCAATTTTCGATGGGCAAGCCAGTCAAGGCAGGTAATAAAAAGTTTGTTATGCCATTCTCACAGATCCCGACTGCATCTCCGCTCATCCGCCTTCGTGTTGGCGATGTTTTACGTAGTAACTATAGTCGCTTTAATCTTGCTAGAATATTTGGTATGTCTGAAGCGATTCCTGCGGCGTCAGCGTATGGTAGCCCAAGTGGTACTACAATCGATAGTGATGAAGAAAGAGCGAAGTGGGAAGGCGCGCCATTCGATCTAACATACATGGAAGAAGCCCAAGCTGCTGTTGAGATAGCAGAGGCGACTGCCGAAGCAGACGCGGCTGGTGTTGAGCTAGATATTGATATGCATTGGTTTTTTGAGCCTGACGAACATGCAGACTTCGACCATGGATTTATTCCTTTTGATACTAGTGGCCTTGGCCTCGGTGTAGCTATGATGTACGCCAATTCCGAGGGTTATACGACGTATGATATGGACCAGGATAAGTCAACTCCCGGGACTCCATACGGGCCAGATGACTGGCCTGCTCTGTTCCCTCCCCCCACTGCAACATCTGGTATAAACATCGAAGACCATGCATTCACTTCACGCACATATTCAGAAATGAAAGTGAATATCATTGGTCGCAGAGTTTCCGATGAGTATGGGGCTTTTGTGAATGCGGCAGGTGAATCAGCGGATGAGCTAAACCAAGAGACAAGTGTTAATGAAGATGTCCGTGAAGCTGGACAATACGCAGAGTATCTAGTGACCCCAGCAGACCCTGATGATCCTGCCGACCCTTATGGGCCAGCTTTATCAAGTAAGGGCCATACCCACGCATACGTGGTAACATCGGTGGACCTGTATCCAATCTATCCACCACCAGCCGAACCGACAGTTCCACCTGTAAATGTTACCCTTGAAGAGCAGGTATTTGATATTTATGATTTCTTTCATCCCGACAAAAATGCTGTTGTACGATCTTTCGAAGCAGCCGGTGGACGAGGCTTAGCGGGCGTCATTACCAGTTTTGATATGGACTGGAAAGAATCGCAATGGGATATGTCTGATATTAGTAGAAGAGCTCCACAGATGATAAAGTGTAGCATCAGCTTTAGCCCAATACACGATATTGTTCCTGGCCTCGACAACAACGGCGCAATGCGCGCATACAACTATCCAGTTGGAAAAATCAACGCCGGTCTCGCAGAAGACTTCTACAGTCCAGGTGCCGGCCGATCTGTTCCCGGCGGCCGTATGAGTATCCATCGCGGTACATACGTTGATGATGATGCAAATATCGACACACAAGAAGGGTTCAAAGATTCTGTTACTGGTGGCTATGGAGCTGGTGGTGGTGGAACCCCGGGTACGGGATAATGGGGACTAGCTAATGCCAATAAATCGATACAAGAGAGCTCCAAAATTAAGGGGTGGAAAATTTTATGGAACATGGGACGCTTGTTATATGGTAGCTGTCGCCGTCGCGTCAGGAAAGATTTCATGGAAAGGACGTGTTACGACAGAGGCCGAGCGACTCGATATTATTGCTGGTGAAATATATGGCGATGGAACATTGTGGTGGGTCATTGCTGGAGCCAGTGGCATTGGATGGGGTTTACAGGTGCCTCCAGGAATTTATCTTAAAATTCCAACTGACATAGGTCAGATTATGGCTCTATTAGGGTAGCGCATGGCTATTTATGATGACAAGTTATCGGATGTCGTTGACAAACTAGGAAGATACTGGTCTATTGTTTCGAAAGAAGATTTTATGGCAGTACTGGCTTTTGGTGGCGATGACGCAGTCGGTTCATTTGGTACCTTAGATCTGGATCCAACACCTGAAATGCACAAGGTCATCCGCGCATTCACGAATACCACAGAAGGTGGTGTGACGACAATGCAAGCAATGCAAGCGCTGGTTGATGCAATGCAGGGTGCCACCTCCGCGGAAGTTGCTGACATGGTTGATTTAGCCAAGGGGTTATACCGAATTGTTGGAGAGCCCGAAGCTTTTGACGTGATTGATATGCCAACGGGTGTTGGGTCACCAACCTGGCCCTCTTTTGTAGCTTCAACTTTTTCTGCAAAAAAATGCATGAAGATTGACACAGATGGAGAGGGCCAGATTAACGGTGCGTTTGCTTCCCCAACGAAATACACTCCGAACGTATCAGCCCTCCAGGTTTTTAATCCTAAATTAACCCCAGCAAAAAGAGACACAGGCGCTGTTGCTCTTTTTATGAATTGCTTACCGACGCTGGAGCTGAGCAGGTGTCAGCCTTATCTTGACATAACAGTGATATCTCCCAAGAGTGGTGTGGCTGAAGATGGTCGAATTCAGACGATGGGTATGATGCAATTTCTGCTTGGGTCATCGGCACCTGCAGAGAACACCGCAGATTATTATATGGCAACTGCTCTTGACGGTTCTGCTTTACATGATTTTGAGCAGGCCCAACAAACTCTTGATGCACAGGCTAATGCCTTACCCGCTTCAGACCCCAATGCTGTCGATCCGGATGCTGAGGAAGTTGAAATCGCAACAGCGGGTATGGAAATGTTTTTAGCGCCTCAGACAATGGTGCCTGTGATCGGTCATGGACCACAAGCAAGAATGGAAAGATACGAAGACTATGAAGCATTCTCTCAGACCCCAGGTTCAGCTCCAGAAGACCAGCCACAAACCGGCGGCCGCAGAGGAGCCGGGATAATTGATCCATTCCGTCCTATGATGACGATTGAAGACTTCAGCGTTTCTGTTACTCCTTCGAAGGGATTCATGTCTCATGAAACAGCTGAGATATCTTTAATCATGCATGATAGATCACGCTTAACTGAGATATCTGAGTTTGTTAAGCCCGATCTTTATGGTCATACCGAGCTTTTGATAACCTATGGGTGGTCTCATCCAGATCCGTCTGGACGAACGGTTGGAGGTGAAGAAGCCTCTTCAACCGGTTTACCGGTTGGGTCAGTCCAGGGAAATTTCTTTGGAACGTTCTTAGACCTTTGTAAAGTTAAGAAAAAATATATGGTTGTGAATAGCTCTTTTTCGTTTGATGATGTCGGCCAAGTTAAGATAAAACTAAAACTTTCCATGAAGGGCTCCGGAAATATCGACACAGCTAACCTCAGCCAGGGTGAAGGTGTAGATGACATTCTTCAGACTTTGAAAGACTTACAAGAAGCGATTAAAGTGATTAAGCAACAGATCATGGAGGACGCTGAAGCAACGGGTGATACACAGTCTGCTAAAGATATGTTTGGTAGTTCTTTTATGTCCGCCGCCTCAGACACTAGTAAGGCTATGACAGTTGATCAAGAGACAGCTGATGCTATCAAAAAGTTTATTTCTGAAAAAAGAAATTCGACAGATCCAGCAGAGGAAGAATTAGCTAGTACCCTCTCTGATATGTTTGGTAGTGACGGTCAGGGCGGTGTAGTTGCTGAAGCAAAAGCGACGATAGCAGATGCCGTCGCGGGAAAAATTCAGCATCTTGGGAATATGCGCGGCTCTAATAAAGATCCCTTCGCTCGTACGGTCCGTGGCGCGATGGGTAGTACAGCTTACGTTAATGCTAGATATAATGACAGCAAATTTGTTTCTTTTGGCGCTATGCTGATGTATATGATAGGAAAACCTTTAGCTTCAACACGTCGGTTCGATGAGATTCAATTTATCTTTTATCCTGTGAATGATAAAGCAAGTTATCTTTCAAGCTTAACGATTGCAGATATTCCGATCAGAATTGAAGACTTTAAGAAAAAGTTCGAAGAAGCGACTAAGACATCTGTTAATATGCCATTGGGTCGATTCTTGAATTTTGTGTCTAAAGAGTTTATACAAAACCAAGCATCGTATGTCTACGGCTTGTGTGACTTATTTGAGACAGATGAAGAAGGCGAGACTCAAATGAAAGAAGAGTTTAAAGAAGACGCCACGAAATTGAATGACGAAAAAAAGAAGAGGTTGGAAGACGCGTATGGAGAGGGTGCAGATATAGAATTTAAGATGCCTCGAATTAAGTTTGAAATGCAAGCTGTTCCCTGTAAGCCGGGTACTCACCCAAATGGAAAGAAGGGTACACTTCTAAGAATACACATATATGACACTGTGTGCACTCCTTACACGGCATTGCATAAAATGATGGGTGCCGCAAGAAGCGATTCAATTGGTCTGCTTTCATCCGCAGCAGGAGGAGTGCCTGGAGAAGTTGAGGCAGCGGCAGGTGCTACTGATGGTTGGGACTGTACTCATCAAAGTGAATTTGTGGCAGGTCTTATAATGGCAATTGAGGGCGGCCTTCTGGAGGTTGTTCCTCAAGAGATTCTGGATGATGTGAATAATGCTACTGATGCAACTGTAGATGCAGTAATGGAAGAATTCTTGACTTCGCACTTTCGCGTGAAAGGAGGGTTTCCAGCGTTAAAAGATTTTTTGATGAAGAGCATGCCATCGATTATTTATGGTAGCTCTAATTCAGCAGTGCTAGCAGCAGACCTTTCATCGATGAATGATCCCAAGCTTGCTTCTGTTAATATGATGCGAGGAGGAATGGGTGGAGGTGACGGTCCCCAGGGATCCCGCGATGCTGGACTACCGCTTCAAACCGCACCGGTACAGCTATCGCTAACAACATACGGATGTCCGCTTATTTCGTATGGTCAGCAATTCTTCGTAGACTTTGGGACGGGAACCACGATAGATAATACGTTCGTGGTAACAGGAATCGATCACTCACTTTCTCAAGGGAAATTTGAGACGAAATTAAAGATGACGCAGATCGATGCATTTGGTAAGTACATAAGCATGATGGATAGCGTAAAGGGAGCGCTAACTGCGATGACAGATGCTGGATAAGCTTGAACATTCTATGCAACTTTATTAAATTGACACATGCCAATTTTGCTTCATAAGAATTACATCGGCACAGAAAATCACATGATTATAAGCGGTGGACTAATCAGGTGGACACATGAGATATCGGATAGGTCATATTTTGTGATTGGGTGCCCAGGCCGACCAGACTCTTTGGAGCCTCTATTAAGCTTATATGATATAGATATTCCTGATTTTGTACCGAAAAGATTCAGGAAAAGCTTTTCCGACATTAAGGTCCCTCCATCGATACCGTGGCGCTACATCCTCCCTAGAAAAGTATTTAAGAAGAATTTTAAGAAGTATGTTGAAGAACTTTGCAAAATTGAAGAGTTGTTAACCGAGAGTAATTACCCAAAGTTTTTTATAGATTCAAATGAGCTGTTTAGTAGCTTGTGTCAATCACGAATCGATACAACACTGACAAGGAAATTATTACAGCACAACGATTCGCATGTCTTAAGAAAGTTATTGTCAGGTTCAGCCAACTCTTTTTTGGACGTCCCATTGTATGATCGGGTTTCAACAAAGACTGGACGCTTAACGATCAAAAGTGGCCCGCAGATTTTGACATTGAAAAAAGAATTTAGGTCTGTCTTTACTCCCGCTTCAAATCGCGGTACTCTTTATGAGATCGATTTTGTTTCTCTAGAGCCCCGAGTTGCCCTTAATCTTGCGAACGTTCATGCTGCAAGTGACGTATATCTTTCGTTTATAGAGTCTAGTAATATAAAGGTGTCGAGAGACACCGCAAAGTTGGCAGTCTTGTGTTCGTTATATGGAGCTGGTAATTTGCGTCTTGAACAGCTTCTGAAAAAAGATAAGTCCAAAATAAGCGCCTCATATTTGATGCGCGAAGTGTCAAGCTATTTTAAGTTAGTTGATCTTAAGCGTGAGTTGAGATATCAGGCAAAATCAGGAATGATCCAGAATTATTTTGGACGCCCTATAGAAATTGATAGTGGAAGAGAAAGTATTCTTGTGAATAATTACTTACAATCGACAGCCTCAGACGTCGCAATTGCTGGGTTCAAGGAGTTTACCAAGCGTTTTTCCAGCAAGTGTAAGCCACTATTCGTAATTCACGATGCACTAATTATTGATACACCGAATGAGCATTTAGACGAAATCACAAGATATGTAAATACAGGGTACGATGTTTCTGGACTTGGAAATTTCCCGCTTAAGATAAAAGAGTTTAACAATCATGAATGAACAAAAAGTTAGAAGTTATATTAGAACAATTCTAAATGAAGAAGAAAAAAAGGGAAGAGGACACCGCAAAAAAGGAAAAGCGATAAAGCCTGGTGAAATTGGCTTGTCGGTTGGAAAGGGTGGTTTTACCAAAGTGGTCGCTGAGACTGGCGCCTTGGCGAAAAGAAATCCTGGCCAGCTTATGAAGAATCTTGGAATTTCTGGTGGCGGAAACGGTCTGGAAGGTGTACGCACTATTTGGAAACAAGCTGTGAAACAAGACACCATGGCTCAGGCCTACGGAGGTATTGGCGTGGTGACAAAGGGAGATCGGAAAGGATTGTCTATCGGGCTGGGAGAGCTTGATGCTCGAAATGGTGCGAAATTTCTTCACCACACTTTAATGGGGGCCATGACCGCCGGTATACTGTCTTCAGACGTGCCGCTTCAAATACAAGTCGATGGTGGTGATGTGATCGTTCACACCGGACCGAACAAGGGCGATTGGTAGTAATTCTTGTAAACATTGCTTCTTTCAAATACTATTAATTTGATTATATTCTTGGAGAAGCAGTGAAGCATTTAGAACTAAACGGAAAAGTACTTCTTAATAAATTGGCTAATTTGGATGATCCAGATAGAGAGCCTGAAGATGGAGATGTTGTAGCAGCAGTTATTGATGTTGAAACAACGGGCTTGAATCATCTGAAGGATGAAATAATTCAGATTGCGATTCGCCCATTCTTTGTGAGTCCAACCACTGGCGAAGTTTCCGGATTGAGAAATACGATCGTTGCCCTGCAGCAACCGTCAGCTCCTCTACCTAAGATTATTACGCACATAACTGGGTTCACAGATGAAGACCTAGAAGGAAAGAGTATTCCTTGGGATAAGATTTCTCGTGTCTTGCAAAAGTGCCAATTTATCATTGCACACAACGCTTCTTTTGACAGAAAATGGATTGATATAGCCCTTCGTAAAAACAATCAACTGGCGCCTGAGAATGCTATCTGGGGATGTTCTATGACTCAAGTTGATTGGACACCTATCGTACGATGCTCTAAGGCTCTAGAAGTGCTTTGCGCCTGGCATGGGTATTTTTATGATTCTCACAATGCAGTTGCAGATGTGGATGCCACACTTCATCTTTTGCGAAAGAACAAATATATGCAAGAGCTGTTGCAGAATGCGTCAGAGCCAGACTATCATGTTTTTGCCGCGAATTCGCTAAGGGAAGAGAATGTAATCTTGAAGCAAGGTCGATACAGGTGGAATCCTGAATTGACATGTTGGTGGAAGGCTACGAACAGCGAAGAGGAAGCTAAGCGTGAATGCTTGTGGCTAAAGGAGAACCTTTCAAGGGTTGAGCCACAATATTTTGAGATAGATGCATCACATCGCTTTTCTGAGTAATAATTAAATGTATGGATTTGATCAGAGAATATATACGACTGTTACTCGAGAAAGAAGTCTTGGGCGAGCCTGATGAGAGTGCAGAAGATGACCGCGAGGCAGAAGATGAAGATCACCATGATGAACAAAGCGCCGGCGGCGTGCCTGGGCCTATGGTTCCTTTAGGGATGGGTCCTTCTGCCGAAAGAAAGAAGCGAAGAAAAGGTGCTGAAAAAGCAAATGCTTCTGCTTTCGGCGGTGGAAAAGAATATAAAAAATAATTTGAAAAACTGACTACTAGCTATTATACTATAAATGTCCTTAGGACAAAAGACAATTGAATATTGCATATTAAACATTTGGAGGTTAACATGGCAATTAATTTTGATGCGCTTCGTAAGAAGCTTGGCCAGCTTTCTGGCAATAACTCCCGCCGCAACACAATGTGGCGTCCCCAAGAAGGTGAAGAGAGCGTAGTTCGGCTCATGTCATTCCCAGCGAATGATGACGGTCTTCCCTTCGCTGAGCGATGGTTTTACTATAACATCGGAAACAACCCTGGACTTCTTGCGCCATATCAGTTTGGCGATCCCGATCCGATTCAGGAGCTCATCACAAAGCTTCGTGATGAGGGAACAAAGGAGTCTTATGAGCTTTGTAAGAAGCTTTATCCCAAGGCGCGATATTACGCCCCTGTTATCGTTCGCGGTGAAGAAGACAAAGGTGTTCGTATTTGGGCTTTTGGCAAAACAGTATATCAGTCTCTTCTCAATATTATGCTTGATGAAGATTACGGCGATATCACCGACCCGACAGATGGTCGTGATGTCAAGGTGATTTGTACAAAGGCGCCTGGACGTATGTGGGCAACAACTGAAGTGCGCCCCCGCGGCAAGCAATCAGCTCTTTGTAGTGATAATAAGCAGGCAGCGACATGGGTTGAAAACATTCCTGATATTAACGATATGTATGAAGCAAAGTCTTATGACGCTTTGACAAAGATCGTAAATGATTGGCTTGAAGGCGATGACGCCGAGAGCGATGAGGGTGAAACAACACGCGGCTTCAACGGTACTACTACCACTAGCTCCGCACCAAAGAATATCGAGTCTAAGTTCAAGAGCCTTGATGACGCGTTTGCAGACCTTGAAGATGATAGTTTCTAATTAACATCTCTGGTCTTTAACCCAAAGGGAGGAAGCATTGCTTCCTCCCTTTTTACTTGAACACTTCTTATTTCGAGTGTATAATCTTTTACGAGGTAATAACATGGCAAAGAAAAAAGGTGGTAGCGGTAGTGATGATTTCACTTCTGATTTGATTAAGTCTCTTAACAAAGAGCACGGTTCTAGAGTAGCGTATAATCTTTCAACAGACGAATCTCCAACGCATGTTAATCGATGGATTAGTACCGGGTCCCAACAGCTAGATTACATCATCGCAAATCGCAGTAATGGAGGATTACCGGAGGGGAGAATTATAGAGATATTTGGGCCTCCCTCGATTGGAAAGTCTCATATCGCAATTCAGATCGCAAGATCATGCCAGCTTCTTGGCGGAATTGTAGTCTATATTGATACAGAGAATGCAACTTCTGTTGAAAACCTGGGGCTGCTTGGCGTTGATATTAACAAGCGGTTCGTATATGTTGATACGCACTGCACAGAGGAGGTTCTTTCTATTGCTGAATCGACTATAATGAAAGCCAAGGCGATGGATAAAGACGTACCAGTAACCATTATCTGGGACTCTGTTGCTGCTTCATCTCCTAAGGCCGAATTAGATGGAACATACGAACAAAATTCTATTGGTTTACAAGCACGCGCCATCTCTAAAGGTATGCGCAAAATTACAGGTGTCATTGCAAATCAGAATGTCCTGTTTATCTGCTTAAACCAAATTCGAACAAAAATTGGAGTTATGTATGGAGATCCCACAACTACTCCCGGGGGTAAGGCGATTCCTTTCCATTCATCTGTACGAATCAAGCTCGGCGCCGGTCAACAGATTACCAATAAGAGCAAAGAAGTTATTGGCATTCACGTCCGCGCGAAGACAATTAAGAATAAGGTAGCACCACCTTTCAGGGAGTGCAATTTTGAAATTCATTTCGGTAAAGGAATCGTTGAGCACGAGCAAGTCTTTGATGAGCTTCGGAAGCACGGCCCCGAGATAATTGACGGAAAAGAAGTGTGTGTTAAGGGAACAAGCGCATGGAAAACGTTGACTGTAACCGACACTGTAACGGGCGAAATTAACATCGAGAAGAAATTTTATAAGAACGATTTTGGAGATGTATGGAAAGATGCTGAGTACCAGAAGTATATAGACGATCTTTTGGCTATATGTATGATAAGAAAAATGTCTGATGATGAACATGCAATGCTTGATACAGAGTCTTACGAAGAAGTCCGAGCAGCTGCAATGGAGATTAATTTGGAAGACCTTCCGGACTTGAATGACTAATGAAAGATCGACCAATTTTACTGATTGATGGCCTAAATTGCTTTTATAGACATTTTGTAGCAAATCCATCGATGGGAGAGAATGGGGATCCCATAGGTGGCATAGTCGGTTTTCTGAAGAGCATTCAACTGTTGACAGAGAGGTATTCTCCAGAGTCAGTTATAGTTGTTTGGGAGGGCGGCGGCTCACCTAGAAGAAGATCAATCGACCCCAATTATAAGGGCGGCCGCAGACCTGAAAAATTAAACCGTTTCTATTCTGGGGATTTACCTGATACAGTTTCAAATAGAAATGAGCAAATTACAAATTTAGTTGGTCTCTTACGAAAGACAGCGGTACCGCAGGTCTATATTTCAGATTGTGAAGCAGACGATGTAATTGCACGTCTTTGTAATGTCGTTCTTAAAGAAAAAAAATGTGTCATTATTTCTACTGATAAAGATTTTTATCAATTAATTGATGAGAGGATTAGCGTTTGGTCTCCAGGCAGCAAGAGAGAGTGGACAGTTGATAAAGTGTTACAAGAGTTTAGGATACATCCTGTAAATTTTTGTTTGGCAAGATGCTTTGTCGGTGATGGGTCTGACGGGCTAAAAGGTGTCCCTGGAGCTGGGTTTAGGAGCCTGGCGAAAAGGTTCGCTCGTTTGGAAAGCGGAGAATCTCTGGCTGTTTCCGACATACTTACAGAATGTGAAGATCTTCGGAAACAAAAGCGTCTGAAGCTCTATGATAGCATCATAGATCACGAAGATACTGTCAACAAAAATTGGAAGCTTATGTATTTGGGACATGGAAATGTATCGGGAGCTCAGGCTAAGAAAATAGATGAAGCACTTGAAATTTCCAGCTTAAAGAGAGATAAGCTTGGCTTTATTCGTTCCCTAAGGGCATTGGGAATAAAAAACTTCGATTATGATAAATTGTTCATGACCTTACGAACATTGGGGTAAAAAAAATAATGAGCGCACTCGCTAACAATAATATCTTGAATGAAATTCCAGGTGGCCAGTTTAGGCAATATAATAAGTCTTTTCAAGAAAAGATTTTGCAAGGACTATTGACAGATCACCAGTGGGCTGCGCAAATGGTCGAAGTTATGAGACCAGATTTTTTTGAGCTGCGATACCTTGAGTATCTTTGCGAGAAATATTTTAAGTACTTTACTGAGTATAGATGTTTTCCCACCCAAGCTTTGCTAATCAGTATTATCAAAGATGGGTTAAGCGAAGACGGTGATGTTTTGCTCCGTGACCAGATCGTAAGCTATTTGATAAGAGCAAAAGAGAACCCACACCCCGGTGATATTGCTTATGTAAAAGAAAAGTCACTTGATTTTTGTAAGAGACAAGCATTTAAAGAAGCTCTTGAAAAGTCAGTTGAGCTTATCTCCACAGATAATTTTGAGTCCGTTATTTCACTCATGAAGAACGCAGTTTCGATTGGTCTAGCGAATACCGTAGGTCATGATTTTTTTGAGGATATGGAAGCACGCTTTCAGAAAGTTAATCGTTGCGTTTGTCCAACTGGTATTCCGCAACTTGATGCGAAAGATATACTCGCTGGTGGTCTCGGAAGAGGTGAGATTGGTGTTGTAACAGCAAATACTGGTGTCGGCAAGTCTCATTATCTGGTACAAATGGGCGCAAATGCAATGAGGGTCGGAAAGAATGTATTACACTATACGTTCGAATTAACAGAGAATGCGGTTGGCATTCGGTATGATTCGAATCTTTGTGGCATTTCTTCATCAGACGTCGTCGATAATAAAGATCGTGTAAAGAAATTTTATGAAGAAAATGAAGACCTTGGTAGACTCATTATCAAAGAGTATCCGACAGGGTATCCGTCTGTTACAACGATTAGGAACCACATAGAAAAGCTTGCTCTTAGAGGGTTTAAGCCGAGTGTTTTGGTAATTGATTATGCCGATATTATGCGGTCCACACGATCGTATGATTCTTTACGTCACGAGCTTAAACTAATTTATGAAGAGCTTAGAAACCTTGCGATGGAATTGCGGATACCTATTTGGACTGCTTCTCAAGCGAATAGAGATTCTGCAAATTCTGATATCGTTGGGCTTGAAAATATGTCAGAAGCTTATGGAAAGGCCATGGTCGCTGACCTCGTGGTATC